AAAGTAAGGACTGACAATGAAAATTACTATCGAAATCGACAATGAAGCAATCGAAAAGAATGTTACCGATCTTGTAAGCAACCAGCTTGCGCAGGAATTGTATAAGGAACTGCGTGGCTCCCGGGATACATCGCTGACATATCGTTATCACGTTGAGGTTCGGAAGATCATCCGGGAAGTGCTGAAAGACAACTATGATGCGCTTGCAAAGGAAGCGATTGCAGCTGCGGCAAAGTCCATTGAAAACCGGGCATTGAAGGAGAAAATCAGGGCGGCATTGGAGGAATGAAAAATGAAGTGCAATGTAGGAGACTGGACTTACGTCAAAGACGGATTACCTGAAAATTACGCAGGCCGATTGTGGGTGGCGTGCAGAGCAAAAGATGGAAGCCGAGAAAATTGGGTGGCGGATGGAATTATCTACGGGTATTACAAAGGGACAACAAACCCGTGGGGCATACCGTTACTCGATGATGACAATTATGAAGCCTACGCATGGATGTATGAATGGTATCCAAAGCCGCCAAAGGAGGATTCAGATGCAAATAACCATGAATAACGGCAAGCTGACCCAGCTTTTCCCCGGCAACGGCTTCCTGCTGAACGGTCAGGCTTTTGTCTATGAGAAGTACGAAAACGGGAACTGCGTGATCCGGGACACGAAGAAGAAAAACCAGATTTACGTATACGGATATGAAGGGCTGAAACGGACGGTCAGACAGTTCGGGTATGAATTGATGAAGGAGGAAGAATCATGATTTGTGAGATCAGAAATAACGATAAGGAGGTCGTCCTGCGGAAGCCGACCTTTTCGGATGTGCTTGCGGTGTTTTATCTCTGGCTGCACAAGGACAAGGAAATTGCGTTTTCAAAACCGGAGGATGATGCCGATGGCGAAGAATTATAATTATCCGGTAATTCTCGGGCCAGGGTTTAGGAAGGGGCTTGTAGCCGGGCGATCGGAGTCAGGGAAATGTGCTGACCTGTATGTCGTTCGGCTGAATAAGGACCTGCGGACAGGTGACAGAATCTATTCGGAAGATATAGACAATGTCGAAATTCTGATTCATTTTACTGACAGGCGGAGCGTCAAGGAGACGATTGACGTTTTGACCGAGGTACTGCTGAAATGGGAGGATGAACAATGAAATACTATCTGGCTTACGGATCGAACCTTAACAAGGAGCAGATGGCTCACCGGTGCCAGGGTGCGGAGCCGGTGTGCAGCTACATCATGATGAACTACCAGCTTGTTTTCCGTCGCGGATATCTTACGATCGAGCCGAAGGACGGAGGGATCGTTCCTTGCGGAGTCTGGAAGATCAGCGCACAGGATGAGCGGAGCCTGGACAGGTATGAGGGCTTTCCGCGCTTTTACAGAAAAGAGCATTTTCCGGCGATGGTTCCAGATCCGGAGGAGTTGACCGGGAAGCTGGTGACGGCGATGGCCTATGTCATGCAGGACGGGCATCCGCTGCAGGCACCGACCGATTATTATTTCCACACGGTGCTGAAGGGATACCGGGAGTTCGGCCTTGATCCGGCTCCGCTGATCGATGCATATGAGCGGGCGAAATGGCCGGAGGATTATACTACCATTCCCACTACTAAAGATGGACGGAAAAGCGCTTTTTGATAGGTTTTGGGTATGGCGTCATGCAAACAAAAAGGCCCGTGATCGTTTGAAATCACGGGCCTTCCTCATGTCCTGAAAATGGTCCGTTCTACTACGGCATTTCGGCTGGTCGGCGAATTATCGTAGGAGCCGAGAGTGTTTATTTTTCAATGGGTTCAGAGGTTTCGGAATTTTCTATACTACCGTTTGCACTACGAAAGAGCGTTTTTTTCAGCTTTTCTGCCTCTTTTTCGGAGCGGTTGTCGGAGGCTTCGTCATAGATCTTCAGGATCATGGAGGCGTCCTTGTGGCCCATCCAGCGGATGCAGGTTTTGATCTCCACGCCGTTGTCCCGGCACATGCAGCAGAAGCTGTGCCGGAGGTCATAGGGCACGACCGTGAAGCTGATCCATGGCGGGATCTCCCTTTCCTTTTCCTCGGCTTCCTTCTTCTTCCCTTCCTTGCGGAGCGCTTCGGCTTCCGCGAGGATTTTTTTATGCTCTTTTGTTTTCCCGTACCAGCGCTTCCGGCAGCCGTTGATGGCGGTTTCCATGCAGCAGACGTAGGACTCCCAGGCGCGTTTCCATGATCCGACCGTGATCTGGGAGCCGTCCGTCTGGGTTGCGAGGTATCCGGATCGGCCTGTGAGCGCTTCTTTCAGCGGAGGGAAAAGCGGGATCGTGCGCATGGCGTTCGGGGTTTTGCCTTTGCCGTTGATGATGTAGCGGTTGGAGCCTTCCCGGTGGGCGGATTCGTGCAGGGTGATGGTTTCCGATTTGAAATCCACGTCCCGCTCGATCTTCAGGGCCTTCATTTCCTGCGGGCGGATGCCGGAGTAAAGCATGGTCATGACGGCGGGCCAGACGCGGTGATCCGTGCAGAGGGTGTCGATCCAGGCCCGTTCCTGCGGAGTGATCTGCCGGTGGGAGCCTTCCGATCCTTTGTGCGGTTTCGCGGATTTCTCCCTGGCGGGATTGACGGACAGGAAACCGTCCGCGACGATAGCGTCAAACAGGGCGCAGAAAAGCTGCTTTCCGGTGCGGATGTAGGAATTCGATTTGCCGAGATACGCGGAGGAGTAGACGGATTTGATCTGGGACGGCTTGACGGAGGATACCGGAAGATCGCCGTACAGCTCTGTCAGCTTGCGGAGATGGATTTTCAGCTGGTTCATGGTGTACGGCGAACACTCCGGGTATGCGCGGGTGATCCACCTGTTTGCATAATCGGAGACGGAAGGAACGGCGCCGCGGTGGAGCTTTTCCAGGCGCTTGTATTCCTTCCGCTGCTCCAGGGCGTCATCCTCGTCCAGGGAGTAAAACCACTGGTCCTTATAGCGGCAGACGTAGTATCCGTCTTTCCGCTTTTTCAGGCGCTGTCTTTTCTCGCGCGGCATATCGGCCTCAATTCGATTTCCCGTCGTTGTTCATGTAAACAAATGCGTATTGGGCGAAGTCGCTTTTGATGATATTGAAAGCGTCCGCTCCGATGTTGTACGGTGTGGATTCATGCCCGGCGCGGAGCGCGGAGAACTGGTTGATCAGCATGCCGGAGGCGCGGATGTCGAATTCGCCCAGGTACCAGATCATGGCCAGGCAGGAACAGAGGTAGTCCGCCGCGCAGGTTTCGTCCTTGGCGTAGACGGCTCCGTTCCTGATCCCTCCGAGTGGCGACATTTCAAAGACGATATACAGCGGGTCCAGGTTGAACATGTAGGTACTGTTTTCGGAAAGCGCCTGGCCTGCGTCCAGCTCCGGCGCGCCGGCGGTGATTGCGTAGCTGTTGTACGTGTAGACCATGGAAGAAGTCAGTTCCGCGCCGGCGGATGAGATCATGCAAACAAGCAGCAGGACGCAGAGCAGCCTTTTCATGCAAACAGCCTCCTTATTCCTCATAAAGGTCCATGTAGGTTCCGAAGTCCGCGAGGCCGGAACCGTCCTCCGGGACGGCGGTCGCGTAGTACTCAAAGAAATTCATGACAAAGGGCATGAACTGCCCGCGGAGGAAACGGTTGACGGCGGCGGGAACGGAGGTTCCCGGGGTGTGCCGGATGCAGGTGAGGCGCTGGTGGAAGACGCCGGTCAGGTTGGCCAGCACGTCCGTGGTGAGCCGCATGCCGGTTTCCCGGATCGTCTGGATCAGCGGGCGCGGGCAGAGCAGGTGCTGGGCGAAACAGACGGCTTCCGCGTTGTTCTCCTCGCTGCTTTCCTGATGCCGGAGGACGATGTGGCCCAGCTCCCGCGCCAGGGCCTGCTGCACCATCGTTGTGGGCAGCAGGTTGTTGTAGAGGACCACGTACCAGGTTTTCCCGTTCCCGGTGTGGACGGAGGACATGGCTCCGCGGTATTTCCCGAAAAGCTGCTTGAGGCTGAACGGATTGGTTTCCTGCGATCCGCACAGATCGGAATAGGAGGAAAGGATCACGTTGTCCATGCCTTCCAGGATCGCAATGGGAGAGACAGGCGCGGTCTTGACGCCGTGCCTGATGAGCGTTTCCGCGGCTTTTGCCGCGGCTTTGTTGTAATCCGGCGTCATGAGGATTTGCTCTCTTCCTTTTCAAAATAATCGGCGTAAACCGCCTTCATCAGGGCCAGCGCCCGCTCCCGGTCTTCCTTGGTCATCCTGTCCACGCAAACGGAGATCAGCCTGGACTCTTCGGTCTTCGGGAGATCGTTAGTCTCCCGGACCTCTTCGGAACGGCCCAGGATGACGTCCGCGGAGACTTCCAGCGCGTCCGCGATCCGGGAGAGCGCCTGCGCGCCGGGTTCGACCCTGCCGGATTCGTATTTCGCGACGGTCACGCGGTTCAGGGAGGCCAGCTCCGCGAGCTGGTCCTGGTTCAGGTTCCTTGCCTTCCGGAGCTCCCGGATTCTTTCGCCAGTATCAAAAATTGACATAACAGCCCCTCGCTTTCTTTTTTTGATTGTAGCAAAATAGGCACAAAATTAAAATAGCACAAAAGGTACAAAAAAGGAAGAAAAGGGGTTGCATCTTTGTTGTCTATGTGCTACAATATCCAATGTAGCAAGTAGGCAACAATCGAAAGGAGGGGGCTGAGAGTGGAGAACAGGCTGCGGAAGCTCCGGAAAGACAGCGGCCTGACGCAGGTGCGCCTCGCGGAAAAGGCCCAGGTTTCCAGGTCCGTGATCGCGCGGTTTGAAACCGGGCGGACGGAGCTTTCCACGAAGAACCTGACGAAGATCGCGGACGCGCTGGACTGCAGCATGGAGGATATCGTGAAGGGAGGCCGGGGCGATGGAGCGGCTGCTCAGTGTGGCTGACATGATGGCGCGGTACCAGTGCGGCCGGCAGACGGCGATCCGGTACATGCGGAAGATGGAGCACCAGGAACGGCCCTACATGGTGCGGCAGAGCGTGGTGGAGGCCTGGGACCGGAGCCGGACGGTCAGGCCTGCGGAAGAGATCCGGCGGGAAATGATGATGGAACGGATACGCCGGAGGGCGTAAGGAAGGAGGGCAAACACGATGGAAAGGAACGAAAGCCTGCGGGAAGAGACGGAGAAGGAACTGGAGTATTTCGGCGTCTACTACGCGCTGGGCGCGGCGTTTGACGCGCTGTGCAAGGTTTCCGGGAAGCTGGCGGACGCGGAGAAGCGGACGGAAGGGTTCCCGGCCTACGGGGACCGGATCGCCTCCATGAGCGGGGAAGTGGACAGGCTGCAGGACGAGATCGAGAAGATGCGCGGCAGGCTGATGAAAGAGGTGAGATCGGCATGAGGTACGGGTATTTCATGGCCGGGACCGGGAAAGCGCGGTGGCGCAGGATGCGGCTGGCGGAGCGGATCAGGCTGTGGCGGCGGCGCCGGCGGGCGGACGACCTGGAGGGGCTGAGAGGATGGACCGCGTGAGAAAAGGAAAGCGCCTGTCCCGGGGCTACGGGGCAGACGCCGGAATGTTGAGGGCAAACACAACATCCATGCGTGAATTATATCACGCTTTGGAAATAAACACAAGGGGGATTTCACCATGAGCGAAGCGAGAAAGATCGAAAATGAGGAAGAAGAGGACGGCCTGAAGGAGGTCGCGGTGCTGGACGACGCGAGCGCGGAGTACATGCTGAAGCGCATCCGGGAGGCGGACGAACAGTACGCCAAGATGGCGGACTGGTACGATTTCCAGAAAGCCAAGGCGAAGAAGATCCATGACGATACGGTGGCCTGGGCGGAAGGAAACCTGCGGGCGTACTTCGAGATGGTGCCCACGAAGAACACGAAGACGCAGCGGAGCTACGACCTGCCCGGCGGAAAGCTGGTGCTGAAACAGCAGGAACCGAAGTTTGAGAAGGAAGACGAGGCCAGGATCGTGGCGTGGCTGAAGAAGAACAAGCTGAAGGATTTCGTCAAGGTGGAGGAAACCGCGAACTGGGCGGAGATGAAAAAGGCCATGAAGGTGCAGGTCAACGGGGAGACGGTCTGCACGGAGGACGGCGAGGTGATCCCCGGCATGAAGGCGACGATCCGCGAACCGAAATTCTCGGTCACGGTGAAATAACGAAGGAGGGCGGACACAATGGCAGTTTTTGAGGATCTGAACGGGCTGAATGTGAACGAGCATTCGGAAAAGAAGAAGGTCGGCGGGCAGGAGCTGACGTACCTGAGCTGGCCCTGGGCGTGGGCGGAGGTGAAGAAGCGCTACCCGGACGCGCACTACGAGATCTGGCGCGGGGCGGACGGGCTTCCCTATTCGGTCGATCCGCTGACCGGGTATATGGTGTTCACCACCGTCACGATCGGCGGGATCACGCACGAGATGTGGCTGCCGGTGATGAACAGCGCAAACAAGGCCATGAAGCCCACGGCCTACAAGTACAAGGTGGGCAGCTACGAGAAGGAAGTCGAGGCGGCGACGATGACGGACATCAACAAAACCATCATGCGCTGCCTGGTGAAAAATCTGGCGATGTTCGGCCTTGGCCTCTACATCTACGCCGGCGAGGATCTGCCGGAATCCGAGAAGGAGCAGGAGAGCTCCGCGGAAGCGCCGCGGAACACGCGCGCGCCGGCACAGAACGGGGCCGGGAACGTGGCTGTCACGACCGGGGCGACCGTTCCGCCGCCCGCGGAGAAAGCGCCCGGAAACGCCGGAAAACAGCCGGAAACGGAGACGCCCGGCGGATTCCTGAAGCGGAGGATCACGGAGCAGACGGCGGCGTACCGGGACTTCGGGTATAACTTCGCGGCGACGCGGGCCGCGCTGATCGCCGATGGGGTCGTGCCGGACGTGCCCAGCGCCACGATGACGATGGAGCAGGCGAAAGAGCTGATGCGGCACATCGACGTGTTCTATGAGAACCGGAAGGCGAAGGCGGCGAGCTGATGGAAGGGCGGTTGACGGGATTCAGCCTGAACCGTGACGGATCGCAGAACGTGACCGTCACGGTGACCGCCGACTTCAGCGGGATGTTTGACGAACTGAAGGACGCGCCGGTGGAGATCCAGATCAAAAAGGCGCAGAAGCACCGGAGCATGGAGGCGAACCGGTACGCGTGGGTGCTGATCGACCAGATCGCCGCGAGGGCGGGCCGGAAGAAGAGTGAGGTGTACCGGAACGCGATCCGGGAGATCGGCGGGGTGAGCCGGGAGATGATCCTGCAGACGGACGCGGTGCCGGTGTTCACGCGGATCTGGGAGGGCCGGGGGCTCGGAAACCAGGTCGAGATCGTGGACGAGGACGAGGACAGCGGATGGACGAGCATCCGGGTGTATTTCGGAAGCTCTACCTACGACGCGGCGCAGATGCACGCGCTGCTGGAGTCGCTGATCCAGGACGCGGAGGCCCTGGGCATTCCCACGGTCACGCCGAAGGAAGAGGAACGGATGCTCGGAAAGTGGGCGAAGAAGAAGGATGACAAAATCGATCCTGCAGGATGAGCGGAAATGCTTTGTCACGGGGTACGAGGGCCGGCTGGACCGGCACCACGTATTCCACGGCCCGCGGAGGAAAGCCGCGGAGAAATGGGGCTGCTGGGTGTGGCTCCGGCACGATGTCCACATGGAGCTGCACCAGCAGAACCCGGAACTGGACAGAATGATCAAGAGGGCCTGTCAGGAACGGTTCGAGGAGATCTACAGCCACGACGAGTTCATGCGGGTTTTCGGGAAAAGCTATTTGTGAAAGGATGATCGGAATGAAGCTGAGACAGTGGGAGCGGGTTCTTCAGTACCTGGACGATTTCGGAAGCATCACACCGCTGGAAGCGCTTGCGGATCTTGGAATCATGCGGCTTTGCGCGAGGATCTACGACCTGCGGAAGAAAGGCTATTCGATCATCCGGGAGATGGAAAAGTCACAAAACCGTTACGGACAGCCCGTACGGTACGCACGGTACCGGATGGCTGCGTAAATAAAAAATTTTAGGAGGGCAAATGCAATGGTAACGGCACAGGTTGAAATGATTACTCCGGAAAAAGCAAAGGAATACCTTGAGCGCAACACAGCGAATTACAGGAAACTGTCCATGGCGAAGGTGTTACCGATGGCTGAGGACATGAGAAAAGGCAGATGGCAGTTGAACGGCGAGACGATCGTGTTCGGCATGAATGGGACGCTGAAGGACGGCCAGCATCGGCTGAAGGCGATTGCGGAGAGTGGCGTTACGGTTCCGGTTCTTGTGGCCAGAGAAGTTGACGACAATGTCGACATTTTTGACTGTGGTGGAGGCAGAACCATCCAGCAGTGGGGAAACGCAAAGGGGCAGCCGGTATCAACGCAGGCGGCCGCAATCGCAGGGATCGTCGTCAGAGGTTTCCGGGGAAACGCTCCGCGCGGTGTTTTGCAGGACTATATTGACCGGCACATTGATGAACTTAGGGAAGCCGTACGGATCGCTTCATTTGGGAAATCCAAACCGATAGGCCGCAAGGGATCAATTGCGTTGTGCGTCTACATCGCGCGCAGGTTCCAGCTGCTGAATGACAATAGCCTTGAAGCATTTTTCAGGATTTTCAATGCTGGCTTATCTGATCCGAGCGTCACGAATTCAAGTCCGGCACAGATTTCGTCCAGGCAGATTATGACGAAAATCATCGGCGGAGGTGCAGGTGCTCAGGAAAGACAGGTATGCGTGATTTTACAGGCACTGATGGATTTCCGCAAAGGAAGAAGCAGGGAAAACGACTATCCGAACAATCCGAAAATGCTGGATTACGTCACTGAAATCAGAAAACAGGAAGGATTTCTGAAATAAAGAAGGAGGGCAACACAAATGAGTAAGGTTCTGAAAGTCAGGGTCACAACGTTCGAGGAGATCCTGGGGACGGCGAGCGCGAACCCGGAGATCCACGAGGAGTTTATCGCGAGCAAGGCGCCGGACGCGCCAAGCCGCGAGGAAGAGGTCGCCGCGGTGGGCGCGGAGGAGGTTTTCGAGAAGGGCATGACGGTGTTCCCGCGGGACAAGGACGGGAATCCGATCGCCTGGGACTACCAGTGGAAAGGCTTTTTCAAGGACGCCGCGGGCGCGCTGCGGAAGGTGCCGGGGAGCCAGTGCGGAAAGATCAAGGCCTACAAGAAGGAGATTGACGGCCTGATCTTCCCGATGCCGCGGCAGATCCCGATCCTGTTTGACGGGGAAATGGGCATCTGCCAGAGGCCGCTGCGGGGACAGACGGCCCAGGGCGAGCGGATCGCGCTGGCGTCCAGCGAGAGCATCCCGGCGGGGGCCACGATGACGTTCGAGATCAAGATGCTGCTGCCGGAGCACGAAAAGGCCGTGCGGGAGATGCTGGACTACGGCCAGCTGCGGGGCTTCGGGCAGTGGCGGAACAGCGGCAAGGGCCGGTTCAATTACGAAGTTCTGGAAGAGCGGGAGGAGTGATCCTCCCCTTCCCCGCGGGGGCGATGTGCTGAATGGACGAGCCTTGCTGCGGATTGGCAAGGAAGCGATAAGCGCGGCCCCGGCAAGGCGCGGATCAGGTTGGAAGCGCAAAGGCGTAGCCCGGAACTGCGAGGGAAAAGCGGAGAAGCGCAAAGACCGGCAAAGGCGAAGATAGGCGCAGCCTTGGAATTGGACCGAAGAGAATGCGGCGCTGCGGGAAGCAACGGAACCGGAGAGAAGAGCATCGCGGGGGAAATGATTAGAATCGCAGAGGAAGTGAATCGAGAGGAACAGGAGCGCATGGCATTGGATGAGCGCCGGCGTGCGAGGAGCCGCAGGGGATCTGCACGGAGCTGAAAGGATGCGATTGGCAGCGGAAGAGCCGGGAAGTGAGATGCCCGGGCATGGATTAGCTCAGCCGAGGCGTGGACTGGACAGGGATGGCGTTGGAATCGAAAAGCGGGGCAAAGCGGAGGCTATGCGGTGAAGACGATGGATGCGCGGAGGAAGAGCGAGTCGGAGATCAGCAATGCACAGGCTGAGCACGGACGAGAAAGGAAAAGAACGGCGCGGACACGGATCAGCATGGCTAAGAATCGCATAGGCGAGGCGGCGGTAAGCTCTGCACGGGAAAAGCAAAGCGTGGACTTGCGAGGGATGAGCACAGCGATGATCCGGGCGGAAAAGGAAGCGCGGAGATTGGATTAGCCCAGGCAAAGCGATCAACGGAAAAGCTGGGGCGAGGCAGAGACATGGGAGGAAAAGGAAAGGCGAAGGAGGGCGGAGATATGGCAAGGCGGGTTTGCGCGCTGGTTCTGCTGGCGGCGTGCCTGGCTGGAATCGGGCTTGCGGACGGCGCGGAGTATAACGGCCTTTATGTGACCGCGGACGTGCTGAACGGGCGGAAATGGCCCACGAAAAAGGCCGGGATCGAGGCCGTGTTTGACTACGGCGACCTGCTGGAGCCGACCGGAAGGATGAGCAAGGACCTGGAATGGCTGGAGGTAGCAGGCGGCGAGAGCGGCACGGTGTGGGTGTTCGCGCAGTATGTTTCCGAGCGGATCATCCCGTTCACGGTGACGAACGAGAACAACGGAAAGGTCAAGATCCGGAGCAAACCCGGCGGCGGGAAGCTGAAAGGCTACGTGAACCGCGGAAAGAGCGTGGAGATTGACCGGGTGGTTCTCGGATGGGGCCACTGCAGCCGCGGCTGGATTGACCTGGAGTATCTGGTCGAAGAGGTGGAGGAATGAACTGCGGAGGATGCCGGAACGGCAGGAAAAACAGCGCGAACGGGATCTGGTGCCTGCTGTTCGGGATCATGGTGAACCGGAACCACGAGGGCTGCAAATACCACGAGGAGGGCGCGCATGGGCAAGTACGGGAACCGGAAGACGGAACTGGACGGGATGCTGTTCGACTCGAAGCATGAGGCGGAGAGGTGGGCGGAGCTGAAGTGGATGGAACGGGCTGGGATGGTCACGGACCTGAAGCGGCAGGTGCCCTTTGTGCTGATCCCGGCCCAGCGGGACGAAAACGGGAAAGTGGTCGAGCGCGAGGTGAAGTATATCGCGGATTTCGTGTATCTGCTGCACGACGGGAAAAGCGGCTGGGCGCGGGTGGTCGAGGACGCGAAAAGCGAGGCGACCCGCACAAAGGAGTACGTCATTAAGCGCAAACTGATGCTTGCGAAGTATGGAATCAGGATTCAGGAGGTGTGAAATGGAAAGGCCGGCGGCGGTGAACCCGAAACGGGTGTGGCTTGCGGAGGAGGACTGCGAGCGGCTGAACCGGGGAGAGTTTGAGGCGGTACGGTGTTTGCTGGGCGCGCTGAGCTACACGGCCCACGCGAAGCAGGACCTGCAGAAGCGCCTGGAATGCGTTCCCGGAGGCCGGCAGCGGATGGCGATGGTTCTGGGCGGGCTGCGGGCCATCGCGGACGACGTGATCGGCACGGTGCCGCGGGGACAGTGCAAACAGCTGCGGAACACGATGAGCGACATGGAAATGCGGATGGTGCCGAAGATGACCGGCATGAGCCAGAACGTGATCCTGGAGAAGGACCACGCGAAGGCGCTGATCGACATCGCGATGGAGCGCTGCAGGGGATGCGTGGAAGGCGCGGAGGAAGGCCGGAAATGCCCGCTTTATAAGGTACTGGAGAGCTTTCTGCCGCTGGACAGCTATGAAAACGGGATGCTCTGCCCCTACAGCCGGAGCGAGTGGAGCGATTAAGCGCTGACGGATGGACGGAAGCGCGGCAGAATGGAAAATAAAAGGAGGAACAACCCATGAACAAACTGACGATTATCGGAAACCTCACGGGAGATCCGGAGCTGCGGACCACGCAGAGCGGGATCAGCGTGTGCGCGTTCACGGTGGCGGTGAACCGCAGGAAGCAGCAGGGCCAGCAGCCGGAAGCGGATTTCTTCCGGGTGACGGCGTGGCGGCAGCTGGGCGAGAACTGCGCGAAATGGCTGGTCAAGGGCAGGAAAGTGTGCGTGGTCGGGCCGGTGAGCCTGAGCGTTTTCACCGGGAACAACGGGAAGACCTATGCGAACCTGGAGGTCACAGCGGAGGATGTGGAGTTCCTGGGCGGGAACGAAGCGCAGGCCGCTCCGGCGGTGCCGGAAACGCCGAAAGCGGACGCGCAGGCCGGGTTCACCGCGGTGCCGATGGAAGACACGGAACTGCCGTTCTGAAAAACCAAAGCAAACCAAAGGAAACCAAACAAAACCAAAGCGAACCAAAGGAAACCAAACAAAACCAAAGCGAACCAAACGGAACCAAAGAAAACCGAAGGAAACGAGGGCAAACCAATGACAACCATTTTCGGAAAGGTGTGAGATCGTGAAATATCTGAAGATCTGGACAAACTTTTTTGACCTGATCGGCCAGCTGCAATATGACGAGATCGGGCGGCTTTTTGAGGCGATGCTGGTCTACGCGGACAGCGGAAAAGAGCCGGAAGCGTTCGAGGGCAACGAGCGCTTCCTGTGGCCTGTAGCCAAGCAGCAGATTGATCTCACGGCGGAAAGAAACGAGACCCTGAGGCAGAACGGAATGCGCGGAGGGCGACCGAAAGCGGAGGAAACCAAACAAAACCAAACGAAACCAAACGAAACCAGAGAAAACCAAACAGAAGCTGAAAAGAAAAGAAAAGAAAAGGAAAGAAATGAAAAGGAATTATATATCGACGACGATAACGCGCGCGCGGAGCTTTACCTGATCCAAGCCGACCACGACCGGATTCTGGACGCGGCGGAGGATGCCGGGTTCAAGATGAGCAACGACGTGCGGGCGGCGCTGATCGACCTGTACGCGGCGCACGGGCAGCAGAAGATCCTGGACGCGCTGCGGAGCTGCGTGGAGCACGGGGCTCCGAACCTCGCCTACCTGAAAGCGGTGCTGAAGGGGGAACCGAAGAAAACGCCGGCGGGGCGGGCGGTCGCCGCGCAGGAGTATGAGCAGCGGGAGTACATCGGGTCGCAGGATGAGGCCCGGAAACGGATGCTGATGCTGATGCAGGAAAGCGGTGCGTGAAAAATTTGACAAAAACGGGCATGAAAACCGGAAAAAATGTAATTTTGTTCCTTTTCAGCGGGGAAAGCGGGGTGAAACAATGGACGCGAGGCAGCTGATCCGTCAGGCGGACCAGATCGCGGAGGATTCCGGCATGACGCAGGCGGAGTGGAGCCGGCGGGCCGGGTTCGATGAGTTCGGAAAGCTGGTGAGCAATATGCACCGGCGGGGAAACTGCAAGCTGTCCGTTCTGGCGCAGCTGCTGAAGCCATTGGGATGCGAGCTGCGGATTGTGAAGCAGGGGGAACCGGAGGATGAGAACTGCGAGCTTTCCGCGCTGCGGAAACTGCTGCAGCCGCTGGGGTACGAAATTCAGATTGTGAAAGTGAAGGAGGGCAAACATGATGTGGAAGGAAACGACGGCTGAAGATGTGCTGAAGGTCATGCGGCACGACAGCAAAAAGCTGGACGAGGCCATGGACGAGCTGGATGAGCTGAACGCGGATTTGCGGAAGGTAAGCGAGCTGATCACCAGTGCCGTGATCCGGTACCGGAAGGAGAAACTGAAGAAAAAGAGCCTGAAAAAGGCGGAGGACGAAAACGCGTTTGCGGAGCTGGATGATTACACAACACGTGAGAACATTCGGGACTGCTACGGATATGACATGATCACCGAGGCGGAAATGGACCGGCTGTTCTACCTGTGGGATCTGCGGGAGGAGCAGCGAAGGAAGAAAAAGAGCGAAGTCTACGAGGACCAGGTAACGAAGATGTTGCAGCAGGGGCTGAACGCGATCGAGGACAAATACCGGGACCGGAAGGAAGAGCTGGAAGAGATCCGGTATAAGGCAGAGGCGGAAGCCGGAAGGCGTGCACAGGCGATTAACGAGAGCAGGAACGGATTCCTGAGGATTTGAGGAGGGCACGACATGATATCGGCGGATTTTCTGATCGGGGCGGTGCGGGCGAGCAACGACCTGCACCCGGTGGTGAAGACGGAGCTGGAGGAGATCCTGCGGAAGGAAGAGTGGAAGCAGGAGGAGATCCTGAAGGAGCGGAAACAGGAGCCGCAGGAAAAAAGCCTGATGGCCAGGATCGCGGAGGGAAAGGCGGAGGAACCGAAAACCATCTCGGAGCAGCTGACCGCGATCTGCGACGAGATCTGCGACCATTACTGCAAATATCCGGATGTTTGCATGGCGGAGCGGAAGGACCCGGACGACGCGGAGGATCTGCTGTACCGGAAGTACTGCGGAGGCTGTCCGCTGAACAGGCTGTAAGGAGGAACGGGATGCGGCAGGCGTATGATGACGAGGACAACGCGCCGATGTGCGAAGAGCTGCCGCTCCCCTACCGGATCAGGACATGGGAGGAAGTACAGGAGGGCAAATACGATGCCGATGGACAAAGCGCGGTATCCGGCGGACTGGAAAGTGATCGCGTACCGTGTGAAGGCAAGGGCCGGCTGGATCTGCCAGGGCTGCGGGATGCAGTGCAGGAAACCCGGGGAACCGTTCGACACACACCGGCGGACGCTGACGGTTCACCATATCAACCATATCCCGGAGGACTGCCGGGAAGAGAATCTGATCGCGCTGTGCGCCGGATGCCATTTGAGGGCGGACGCGGAGCATCACGCGGAAACAAGGAGGAAGCATGAGCGAATTTCAGATGCCGGATCTGCGGATTGAGTATCTGCGGCCGGATGAGCTGATTCCGTACGAGCGGAACACCCGGGTGCACACACCGACGGATATCGAGCAGATCAAGACCAGTATTCTGCGGGTCGGATTCGATGATCCGATCGGGATCTGGGGAGAACACAATGTGATCGTTGAGGGCCACGGGCGGCTGATCGCCGCAAAGGAGCTTGGCCTGGAGCGGGTGCCATGCATTCGCCTGGATCATATGACGGATGCACAGCGGAGACGGTACGCCATCGAGCACAACCGGACGCAGGAGCTGTCCAGCTGGGATTTCGACAAGCTGGAGGAGGAGATCGCGGCGCTGATGCTCCAGGGCGCGGATCTGAGCGACATGAAGTTCGCGCTGAAGGCCCTGGCGGAGGAAGATCCGGCGCAGGAGTTTGCGGACGCGGAGAAGCAGAGGAACCATGTCTGCCCCAGGTGCGGGCATGTGTGGGCAAAGGAGGAAGCATGATGGAAGATCTGAAAATCGTCAAGATTCCGATTGACCGGCTGACGCCTTACGCAAACAATACCCGGAAGCACACGCAGAAGGATATCGACCAGATCAAGGCCGCGATCCTGGCGGACGGGTACGGTGATCCAATCGGCGTATGGGGCGAAAAGAACGTCATTGTTGAGGGGCACGGCCGGGTGATGGCGTGCAAACAGCTGGGGATCAAGGAAATGCCGTGCATCCGGCTGGATAACCTGACCGATGAGCAGCGGAAGGAATACGCGATACGGCACAACAGATCCGCTGAGTTCAGCACATGGGACTTCAAGCTGCTGGCGGAGGAGATCGCGAAACTGGAAGCCGAGGGCATGGATCTGAGCGGCCTGGACTTCCGGCTGGACAGGAGCGAGGAGACGCCGATGATCCTGGACGGCAGCGGCGCCATCGAATACGGGGAGGAGGCTTTCGGGGATGACAAGTTCCAGTGCGAATGTCCGGTCTGCGGATTCCGGTTCAACGAAAAGTGATCACCGGTTTCCCTGGAAGTGGTGGCTGAAGGATATGCCGATGGTGGCGAAACATGATCACACGGTGTTTTCCTGCTTCAGTTGCGGCGGAGGTTCCAGCATGGGCTATAAGTTGGCTGGGTATTACATGGTCGGGTGCTGCGAGATCGATCCGCGGATGATGGAGATTTACAAAAAGAATCTGCACCCGGAGCATCCGTACTGCATGGATGTTCGGGAGTTCCTGAAGGTCGAGAATCTGCCGGGTGATCTGTATCACCTGGATATCCTGGATGGATCGCCGCCGTGCAGCGTGTTTTCGATGGCTGGCGACCGGGAAGCCGGGTGGAACAAGGAAAAGGTGTTCCGGGAGGGCCAGGCAAAGCAGAAACTTGACGATCTGTTCTTCCATTTCATCGCGATCGCGAAGCGGCTGCAGCCGAAGGTGGTCATTGCCGAGAATGTGAGCGGCCTGATCAAGGGAAACGCGAAGGGCTATGTGAACGAGATCTTTAAGGCCTTCCAGGAGGCCGGATACGTGCCTCAGCTGTTCCTGCTGAATTCTGCCTTTATGGGTGTGCCGCAAAGGCGGGAAAGGACCGTTTTTGTGGCCAGGAGGAAGGACTTGAACCTGCCGAAGCTGAGCCTGAATTTCCGGGAGTCGCCGATATACTTCGGGAATGTGCGGACGGAGAACGGAAAGCGGATTGATGAAAAGTCACAAGTTTACAAACTGCTGCAGATGCGCAGGCCGGATGATAAGAATCTTGGGGATATCAATGCAAGGTGGAAAGGCAAAGGAACCGGTTTCACTGCTGCGATAGTGAAGGATAATGAGGTCGCGCCGACACTTTGCGCAGGCGGTGGAATGATCAGGGACTATGACGCCTCTTATTTTTCCGGCGATGACTGCCGGAACATCCAGACCTTTCCACAGGATTATGACTTCGGGAAGGAAGCACCGGAGTACGTCTGCGGAATGAGCGTTCCGCCGGTGATGATGGCGAACATCGCGACGGAGGTGTATCGGCAGTGGCTGAAATAACCGGGCAGCTGACGCTGTTCGACATGCAAACAGGCCGGCCGTGCGATTACCGATTTGTCAGGTATATCGGACAGAAGGTTCGCAGGTGGAGAACCGGGGAGATCGCGCGGATCACGGAGATCAAACCGTACTACACGTACCTGGATGACGGAACGGTCGGAACGCCGTATGACATCTGCGAGGTGAAGGAAGATGAGTGAGCTGAAACCTTGCCCGTTCTGCGGACGGGATGTGCGTATTGAGAGATATGTCGAGGAGATTGACTATGACATCTGCTGGATTGAGCACGTTGAGAAAGAACCGATATGCTTCCTTCACAGTGCCAGAGGCTATGTCGGGAAACAGGAGGATCTGATTGAACTATGGAACAGGAGGGCAAACGATGAACGATGAAGTCAAGAAATCGATTCAGGATGACATTAAAACTGCTGCGGAGACGTGCAACATGAGCGCGCAGCTGATAAAGGGGAATGGATTTATCAGCCGGGATTCGGTTTTTCTGGCCATGACGACGGCGCTGATCGGAATCGGCCAGGCGCTGGTATGCATTGCGATGGAAAATCTGGAGGGCAGACAATGACCAGAGATGAGCTGATAGAGCGAATTGAGATGACCAGGAAGGCGATACAGTTTGCAGGCCCGGTGCACAGGAGAGATCTGCGGAAGCACCTGAAGCGGATGCTGGCCCAGTTGGCACAGTATGACCGGTTTCAGGCGGCTGCACGACAAGAGGTGGGATAAATGCCAAAGGCGGAGAAGAAGGACCGTAAACCGGCAAAAAGGGACGAAAAGGGGCGGTTCCTGAAACAGGACAAGGCGACGCTGCCCGGGAAACCGTTTGGAACGAAGGACGAACGAGCGCGAGAGGCCGGTATTGCGTCCGGTGCTGCCAGGCGTGAAAAAGGCGATCTCCGGAAGCTCTGCCAGTTATGGATGGAGGAGGAAGTTGCCACCGGCAAGGACGGCGAGAAGATCACCGGCGGGCAGATGATGGTCCGGGTGGCGGTGAAGGAAGTCGCGAAGGGCAATCCGCGCTTCTGGGAGCTGCTGCGGGACACGGCAGGGTTCAAGCCGGTGGATAAGGTCATGGTCAGCGAGGTTGAGCCGGCCGTGATCGCCGAGGTCGAGCAGATGGTGAAGGAGGCGGGCGAATGATCCAGTTGCTTGGGTGGAGCGCCGTGATCGTGCTGTGGATCATGGCAGGCGCGTTTGCGGTGAGCGATGCGCTGTGCGTGCTGGCGCTGGTGCATCATGCCAGGAAAGACCCGGATTTCCTCCTGGCGTGGGTCATCGTGTTCCTGGTGTTCGCCGGACTCGGCACCGCGTCCGCTTTCGGGGCGATGTATCTGAGGGGGTGCCTGCTATGATCGAGAAACTGAATCGCCGATGGAAACGTGCAAACGGGAAGTTTAACCGGGCGTATGCGATGGCGCAGCGGCTTTCAAAATGGCAGGAGAAACTGAGCGCTGTCATGCAAACAGCGAACGATGAACTGCACAGGATAAACGAGGAGCTGGATCAGTATGATTAAGAAGATGAGCCTGGAAATTTTTTCCGGGGGGGGGGTATATCGAGCGTGAGCTGGTCTATGAAGGCAAGGATGAGAAGGAGATCGCCGCGCAGATCCAGCGGGATGAGAACGCGCTGCTGGAATATATGCGGACAGGCGACATGAACGGGGAAAAGTGCTTCGTGTTCCAGGGGTTCATGTTCGCGAAGAAGCCGATCCAGGCCGCGCAGATCCGGGAGCCGGAGTATTGAGTGCCGCATCCGGACGCGGATGTTTGCATAGGAATAGACAGTCATGGCAGTGTGCCTGCCAGCCGGGGGAATGGGTTTCCGTAGGCATGCTACAGCGCCGAGCCTTGCACCGTTCCACCGCACAGCCAGAGTAATACAGGAGGAAGGGCAAAAATGGAGGAGCTTTATGAGTACCTGAAGCGGAAACGGGAGGAAATGCACCGGTCCGGGGTTTACACGGTTACGATTGAGTTTGAGGAGTTTGCGAAGATCTACGAGCTGGTCTGCTACATGAAACAGATCAAGAGCATCGCGAACGGGTTTGAGTGACGGAAATGCCCGGATTAAGGCGTCCGGCGAGCCGCTATCCGGGTTTCATGCAGACGCAAGTGAACGAAAACACGGGATTTCATGCAAACACAGATACACGAAAGCACGGGATTTCATGCAAACAGGAGGGCAAAATGAAAGAGTCATTTCGGGACAGGATGAAGCGTAAGATCCGGGAAGCGAGGATCAGGATATTAAAACAGATTATCCGGAAGGCTGTCAGGCGGCTGGATGTGCTGCATGATTTCGCGTTCCTGGCGTATTCTTGGGGTTTCGATGAGGAAATCGACTACCACGTAACCAAGGAACGTAGCACAAAGGAGTTTCACCAATTTGGGACGCATGTGGAATATTACGACAGCAAGATTGCGCGGGCCGGGACTGGAACGTGATGCAAACGGGAGGGCAAATGAAGCAGACCTATCATCTACCGGTAAGGGTGGAGATCGAAAGCGATAACCCGGATAAGGATCTGAAAAAGATTGCAGAGGCCATGTATGACGCGGTGAACGATATCGTCAAAGATCCGGATTTCAGGCTGAAGTGGTTCGATATGGAGTACAGCATTTTCGTTAAGGCGGACAAGGAAACGTTCGCGCAGGAGTGATGCAAACATGGAAAGCAACTGGTTTGTTTCATGGGATGACTTCATGCCGGGTTTGCTGCGGTGCGGATGCCCTGTTTGCAGGATGAACAGATCGGAAGTGATCGCCGGTGCGGGTGAGGCTTTACAAAAAGCGATACAAAGCAGCCTTGACGCGCATCGCGGACAAGATCCCGGCAGCGTTTGCATCAAAGGCGGACAGGAAGCGCTGGATCAGCGAGGTAACGAACCTGCGGATGCAGGACATGAAGGAGAAGCGTAATGGATAACTGGATCATCGTTCTGATTGCCCTGCTTGTCGGGGAGATTGTCGGGTTTATCCTGGCGCGGCTGGGTGACCGGTTGTGAAGGAGGAGAAAAACATGCTGGATATCATCATCACGCACTACACGGAGCCTTGGGAGGTCTGCAGGAAACAGTTCTGGATGCTGGACATGCAGCGGGGCGTGGACTGGTCGCAGATCCGGGTGACGGTGGTGAATGACGGCGGGTACCAGCTGCCGGAGGAGGAGCTGAAGGGCCTGCGGTTCCGGTGGAAGGCCGCCTGGTTCGGGCAGCTGGACATTCCGCACAGCGGGATCAGCGCGGCCCGGAATCATGGCCTGTGGTTCGGGACGGAGCCGTGGATTATGTTCTGCGACTGCGACGACTGCTTCGCGAATATCTACGGCCTGCGGGACGTCATGGACGTGCTGGAGCAGGACGACGGGCGGTATGACGTGCTGTGGAACCGGTTCTACGAGGAGCATCCGGGCGAGATCCTGCTGGTGCCGGACTGGAAGGTATTTGTGTTCACGCATGGCAAGGTGTACCGGCGGGCGTTCCTGGAGCGGGAGGAGATCCGGTTTGAGGAAAGCCTGCAATGGAATGAGGACAGCTGCTTCAACGCGACGGTGCTGACCAGGGGTGCGAGGGCCGGGGAAATGCAGACGCATGCGCCGGTATACGCCTGGATCAGGAGGAAAGACAGCTTTACCGGGGCGGCGGACGCGAACGACAAGGGCGCTTACTTCCAGTTCCGGCGGAACCTGCTGGTCGCGGAGGAGCACCGGAAGCACAAACCGGAGGATTATCCGGGGATGGTCACCCGGGTTGCCTGGGACACGTTTTTCATGGTTCACAGCCGGAAGTGTTCGCCGTCATGCAAACAGCAGATCCTGACGGAGTTTGCGCCGTGGATCAGGGAACGGGCGGATCTGGTCGGGCAGACGGACGCGGAAACGCTGAGAAAGATCCGGGAGGTCAGCAGGGCGGAGCTTACGGAACCGGACGAGGAGATCAATGACGAGCCGGGGAACGTGCGGGCCTGGCTGGAGCATGAGGCGGGCAGATGACCAGGGAGGAGGCGGTGCGTTTCCTGACGCGGCACCCGGAGCAGTTCGGGCGGATGGTCGGGTTCACAAAACTGCGAGACCTGCACGGGCGGTGGATGCGGAAGATGCTGGCTGGGACGGGCGACATGACGCTGCAGGGTCACCGCGGCGCGTTCAAGACCACGTGCCTGTCCATTGTGCTGGCGCTGATCCTGATCCTGCTGCCGAACAAAAGGACGCTGTTTGCACGAAAGACGGACGACGACGTCAAGGAGATCATCAACCAGGTGCGCAAGATCCTGGCGACGCCGCAGGTGGCGTATTTCGTGCAGGTGATCTACGGGGTTTCCCTGAAGCTGACCACGGACAACGCGATGGAGATCAACACGAACCTGACCACGGACAGCCGCGGCACCAGCCAGCTGGTCGGGATGGGCATCGGCGGGAGCATCACGGGCAAGCACTTTGACCACATCTTCACGGACGATATCGTGAACCTGAAGGACCGGAAGAGCAAGGCGGAGCGGGAGCGGACGAAGAGCATCTACCAGGAGCTGATCAACATCCGGAACCCGGGCGGGCGGATCATCAACACGGGGACTCCCTGGCACAAGGAGGACGCGTTCATGATCATGCCGGAGGCGGAGCGGTACGACTGCTATTCGACAGGCCTGCTGAGCCGGGAGGAGATCGAGGATCTGCGGAGATCCATGGCGCCTTCGCTGTTCGCGGCGAACTACGAGCTGGTGCACATCGCGGCGGAGGAAGCGCTGTTCAAGGACCCGCCGGTGTTTTTCAGTGATGCAAACATCCTGCGGGACGGGATCGCGCACATTGACGCGGCCTACGGCGGGGAAGACTATACGGCGTTCACCTGCGGGAAGAGGATCGGCGGGAAGATCTACCTGTACGGGCGGATGTGGCCGAAGCACGTGGACACGGTGCTGGACTACTGCCTGAGCGAGGTGCGGCGGCTGATGTGCGGGTCCGTGTGGTGCGAGAAGAACGCGGACAAGGGCTACCTGGCGCGGGAGATCCTGAACCGGGGCCAGCCGGCCACGCCGTACACGGAGAAGGAGAACAAGTATGTCAAGATCAGCACCTTCCTGAGGAAATGGTGGAAGGACATTCAATGGCTTGAGGGCACGGACACGGCATATATAAACCAGATTCTGGGCTACACGGAGGACGCGGAACACGACGACGCGCCGGATTCCGCGGCCTGCGTGTGCAGAATATTTGACCGGCAGTCAGGAGAGGACTATCAGTCGCCGTTTGCACGGTGAGAAAGGAGCCGGGTATGCCGGACAGGGAAGACCTCGAAAGGCGTTTATGGCGGACGATGCCATGGGACGCGGCGGTCATGGTGCCATCGGAAGAGCAGGACGAGAAGGACGAACAGGAAGGTGATTTGGATTGATAACGTTCCAGGACTACGAGAGGGCGGACAACAAAACGGAATGGCTGCAGCAGGCGCTTGTCAGCTACCGGAACAGCGAGGAATTCAAAAAGGCCGTGGAACAGCAGGAATACATGGCGGGCCGGAACACGGCGATCCTGGACACGGTGCGGGTGATCTACAACATGGCGGGCCTGCCGGAGCCGGATTTCACGGCGAGCAACATGAAGATCCAGGACAACACGATTCACCGGCTGGTGACGGACCGGTGCAGCTATTCCCTGGGGAACGGCGTGAGCTTTTCGGACAGGCACCGGGAGATCGTGAACGGAAAAGCCGTGTTTGTGGACCCGGTCAAGGAAAAGCTGGGGGACCGGTTCGACCGGCGTCTGAAAAAGACGGCGTACTGGGCGCTGGCGAACGGAGAGGCCTACATGTATGTGCACATGGGCAGAAAGAAGCCGGAATGGCAGTATACGCTGTTCAAAAAGACGGAATTCCTGCCGCTGTACGACGAGGAAACCGGGGAGCTGCGCGGCGGCGTGCGGTTCTGGAGCATCGATTGGGGGAAAAGGCCGATCACGGCCACGCTGTACCTGGAAGAGGGATACATCCGGTACAAGACCGGGGTGGACGAGTACAGCCTTTCCGAGCTGAAGCAGGACGGGGATCTGAACCCGTACATCGAGACGGTGCAGACCAGCGACGCCTTCGGGGAGGAAGTGGTCGGATCGGAAACGCTGACCCGGCTGCCGATTTTCCCGCTGTTCTCCGGGGAGAACCGGACCAGCGTGCTGGACAAGCTGAAGGCGCTGATCGATTCCACGGACCTGGTGCTGAGCGGGTTCGTGAACGATGTCAAGGATATTCCGCAGGTCTACTGGCTGATCTCCGGGGCCATGGGCATGACGGAGAAGGACAAGCGGCAGCTGCTGGACCGGCTGATCCTGCAGCACATGGCGGTGGTGGACGGCGAGAACAGCAATATCCAGGGATTCACGCAGGAGATTCCCTACGAAGCCCGGGAGCGGTGCCTGCAGCAGCTGAGAAGCAAGATGTACGAAAATTTCGGCGGGTTTGATGTGCACACGGTGGAGGCCGGCGCGACGAATGACCACATCGAGGCCGCGTACTGGCCCATGGACGAGGAGGCAGACGATTTCGAGTATGAGATCATCGATTTCGTGCAGGCGATCCTGGAAATGATGGGCGAAACGGAGAACACCACGCCGATTTTCAAGCGGAACCGGGTCAGCAACCAGAAGGAGCAGACGGACATGGTGGTTGTCGCAGCACCGTACCTGGACGAGCAGACGATCCTGGAGAAGCTGCCGTGGATCAGCGTGGACGAGGTGGACGATATTCTGGACCGCCTGAACGGGGAAAACTTCAGCCGGTTTGACGACATGCAAACAGAGGAACCGGAGGAAGAGGAACCGGAGGAAGAGGAGGAAGAGGAACCCGAGGACGGTGAAGGCTGATGACGCCGAAGACCCTGGATAAATACATCGCGGCGCTGAAGAAGAAGGCTGCGGCGTCTGGGATGACGCAGGCGGAGTACGAGGCTGAGCTGAACAAGATGATGGATGAGATGGCTCAGCAGTACCTGGCCAACAAGATCACCAGCGCCGAGTACAGCAAGGTCAGCAACCAGATCAGCAATGCCGCGAAGAGCATGACGCTTCAGGGGAAAGCCTCCCCTGCCGCGCCGGCTGCGCAAACGGCGGTTGGCCTTGCGCCGCAGGGAATGGCGCACGCGGAGTATATCGGCCTGTGGGAGGCGCTGAACAAGAAGAAAAAGGCCGGGCTGATCAGCCAGGACGAGTACACGCAGCTGGGCACGAAGCTGGACAAGGCGTACACCGGGAAAAAGAGCCTGGAGGAGACGGAAAAGGAGATCGGCTGCGATCCGGGAACGCTGGCGACGGATGACGCGATCATTAAGCTCGGAAAGGAGTTCAAAAAGGTATACGGGCAGGCGTCCCAGGAGATGCAGGCGCAGCTGGACAAGTTCCTGAAGGAATACGGGCCGGAAATGAAGGATCTGGAAATGAAATTCATTGACGGCACGATCACGGAGGAAGAGCTGAAGCACCTGAAGCTGATGACGCTGCAGAAAAAGGTCCTGGGCCAGAAGGTTGACCAGCTGACCGGCGTGATGACGAACGCGAACAAGAAGGCCATGGCGATGATCCACGGAGAGCAGCTGAACGTTTTCGCGGAGAATGCGAACTGGCAGAGCTACCAGCTGGAGAAGGACACGAAAATGGACCTGATGTTTTCCGTCTACGACGAGAGCACGGCGGAAAAGCTGCTGAAGGACAAGCCGGAGCTGCTGCCGCGCAAAGAGGTCAACGGGAAGAAGGACCAGGCGTGGAACCGGAAGATCATCGCCGGGGCGGTGCTGCAGGGCGTGATCCAGGGAGACAGCATCCCGAAGCTGGCGAAGCGGATCGCCGTGCAGACAGGCGAAACGAACATGAAGGCCATGACGCGGTACGCCAGGACGGCCATGACCGGCGCGCAGAACAGCGGGCGGGTGGAAATGCTGCACAAGGCGACCGGCATGGGGATCAAGGTCAAAAAGACCTGGCTGGCCACGCTGGACAGCCGGACGCGGGACAGCCACCAGAAACTGGACGGCGAGACGGTCGGCGTGGACGATAAGTTTTCCAACGGCCTGATGTATCCTGGAGATCCGAACGGAGCCGGCGCGGAGGTCTGGAACTGCCGGTGCACGCTGATCTACGACTACGAGGGATTCCCGAACGATCCCACCACGGACCAGCGGCGGCAGTACGATGAATGGGACGAAACCGTGACGGTCACGAAGAAGGACAAGAACGGAAAGGAGTACCAGAAAGAGGAAACCATCCACCACAGGGACAGCACGGTGATCCAGGATATGAGCTACGGCGAGTGGAAGGCCGCGAAGGAAGGCAGCAAGCTGAACGACCTGAATGCTGCGAAATACCAGCTGGCGGAGGCCCAGAAAGCGGTCGTGCAGGCGAAGGTCAAGGAAGACAAGGTCTACGAGGGCCTGTGGAAAGACCCGGTCACGCTGGCGGATTACCCGGCGAAAAAAGCCGGCATTCAGGCGAAGCGGGACTGGTACGACCAGGAGATCCAGAAATACAAGGACGCCCAGGCGATGGGGTCCTCCTGGGCGACGGACGAGAAGATCAAGGATCTGGAGAAGAAAAAGAAGCTGCTGAACGAGTTCGAGAAGCGGGGCCAGCTGATCGAGAAGCGGGATACCGCGCTGAAGACCGTGCAGGAGATTTATAACCAGGTCGGCTACCAGGGAACGGCGTCTGCCCCGGCGGTCGCGCAGAAGGCCCAAAACAAGGCCAAGAAGGCGGCTGCGGCTTCCGGCGGAGCGAGTGCAGGTGCGGGAGGCCAGAGCGGCGCAGGTTTGAGCCTGGGGGCCGCGGGAGCGAAGAAAACGCAGTTCGCGCCGGATGCCTGGGACGCGGCGACGAAACGGGCGGCGCCTTTCTATGACCGGCGCGTGGACACGGACAAGGTGCTGCGCCCGGATCTGGACAAAACCTGGGCGAACCTGACGGACGAGGAAAAATACGCGATCTGGGAGTACACCCACAACTCGCACCCGATGAATCAGCCGCTGTGCGGGTATAATGACGGCTGGCGCCGCGGGAACTACGCCGGCGGCCCGGACAAAACGAACTGGGGATACCAAGACAGCTACGGCAACCGGAACCTGCGCGGATACGGGGAGATGAGCCGGTTCGGCGATTCGCGCGGGCAGCCGTCCTTCAAAAAGGCGATCACGGACATGACGAACGCCATTGAGAAATCGACCATGAAACAGAACATCTGGCTGAAACGGCAGAGCGATAATTCCGGCCTGGCTGGCCTGATGGAGGCGACGGGGTTCGATTTCAACAAAATCAAGGCGCTGCTTGACGGAAATCCGAGCCAGGCGGAACTGGACAGCGTGTTTGTCGGCCAGCGTGGCCGGATGTTCGGCTTTACGAGCTGCGGAATGGCGAAGGACGCGCACTGGAACGGGAACGTGTACTACAAGATCTATGTTCCGAAGGGAACGAAGGCGATTTACACGGAGCCGCAGAGCCATTTCGGCGCTTCCATGGGCGGACGGGACAGGATCTACAAGCCGGGGAGCAGTTACAGCGGCGTCAACTCCGAGGCGGAAGTCGTGATTCAGCGCGGGACGACGTACCGGATCACCGGCATCAGAAAAAGCGGGAGTGATTATCACGTAGAGATGGAAGTCGTTGAACAGCCGGATTACTTTGTTTACGGGGACGAGGATACGTATAACGACGGTAAGACGCGGCACAAAAAGTGATTGCAAGCGCGGCCCGGCGGCGGTATGATGGAAAACAGGAGGCGGTAAGCATGAAACACGATCCGATGGTCATGCAAACAGCGAACGCGAAAACTATCCCCTGCAGGAACTGCATCTACAGGGACAGGGCGTATGTGGAGATCGGCGGGGAACGGATGGACACGGGGATCACGAAGGACACATGCATGATTTTTGACGGCAAGGGCGGTAGATGGAAGCCGAATGACGTTTACTTTCACAGCGAAGCATGCGTTTTTTATGAAAAGGATGATGAGGCATGAGCGTCACGTTTATCAACCACTGCCCGCAGGCGATGGCGGCGGAAACGCTGGCGAAGGCCAGGGCGCTGGAGATCATCGGCGGAAAAGCGGAGAGCTATGCGAAAAAGCTGTGCCCGGTGGATACGGGCAGGCTGCGGAACAGCATCACGCACCAGCGGTACGACGAGAATACCGAGGTGGTCGGGTCGAACGTGGAGTACGCGCCGTTTGTGGAGCTGGGGACGCACAAGATGGCTGCCAGGGCCTTCCTGCGGCCCGCGGCGGAAGGGCACACGGCGGAGTACATGAATATCATCAAGTCGGTCATGAATAACGCGTAATGTTATGCAAACAGACGGAATCGTCTACACGAATCAACACGCAAACAGGCACCGGGAAACCGGCGCCTGTTTTGTTTGCATGACCGGTACTTTGTACGAATCCGGGTGGTACACAGTCTGAAGTGCGCGGGATCGTGAAAATTTGTCAAAAACGGGGATAAAAAGGCGAAAATATGTCTTTTTTTTCCTTTCGGGGTTGCGGGCGGGCGCTCAAAATGTAGGGTGAAGATCAATACCGGGCCGAAGAAGTGCGCCCGGCGATCAAAAAACTCCGTAGGGCCGAAGAACTGGCCCCGAAGAAATGGGAGGATAAAGATGGCATTCACGAGGACGGAGCTCCGGGAAGCTCTGGGAGAGGCGTATACCGATGACATCGCGAAGGCGCTGATCACGCTGCACAGGTCCGTGGTCGATCCGCTGAAGGACGATCTGGACAACGCGAAGAGGGATGCGACCAAGTACAAGGCCGAGGCGGACAAGGTTCCCGGCCTGCAGAAAGACCTGAACGATTTCCGGAAGGACGACTGGAAAACCAAGTACGAGAACGAGAAGAAGGCTCACGACGACTACAAGGCCCAGGTCACCCGGGATGCCGAAACCGCCAAGGTAAAGGCGGCGTTCAAAAAGCTGCTGACCGAAGAAAAGATCAGCGAAAAGACCCTGGACGCGGTCATGAACGCGACCGACTACAGCAAGATGAAGCTGAAGGAAGACGGGACGCTGGACGGCGTCGAGGATCTGAAGAAGGACATTGACGCCAAATGGGGCGGGTTTAAGGTGACGCAGCGGCAGCGCGGGGAAGACGTGAAGACTCCTCCCGCAGGCGGCGCCGGCGGAACGGACGACAGCGTCCGGAAGATGACGGCGCAGTGGCACGCGCAGCGCTTCGGCGTTGCCGAACAGCCCCGGAATTAAACGAAAGGAGCAAAAGGTTATGAGCTTTAACCAGAACACCAATGGCCGCGGTTACGCTCCCGGGTATTTCCTGGCCAGCGCGGACTGCGACCGTGAAACCTGCCAGGTGGACGCGAACCATTCCCAGGTTGTGACCCTGGCGAACGGCTGCAAGATCGTTCCCGCCGGCGCGGTGGTTCCCAGCAACGACGGGTATGCCAAGGGCATCCTGTATGAGGACGTGGAAGTCACCACCGGCCCGATGCCCGGTTCCCTGGTGACCCGGGGCGTTGTCTATGAGGACAAGCTGCCCGCAGCCATCGAGAGCACCGCGGAGGCGGTTCTGCCCGGCATCCGGGTGATCACCGCGTCCCCCGCCGTCGTGCGGCCTTCCAGCTTCGGCAAGGACACGCTGACGGCCCTGACCGTCACTTCCACCGCGGGCAGCGCCAGCGGAAAGACGGACGTTTCCTACACCGGATATACTCCAACTTCCGGCGAACGCGCCGCGTACAAGATTGCCGCCGCCGTGGTTCCCACCGCGCTGGGCGAGATCCTGTCGATCGGCTCCGCTTCCGGGCAGTGGACCGCGGGCACGTTCCCGCTGGATGAAGTGGCTGCCACGAGCGGCCAGATGATCACCGTAGCCGTGGTGGATTCCACGAACGCCGTGATCGCCGCCGGCAGCACGACTGTTGCCGCGAATGACTGAGGAAGGAGGAAAGAGACATGAGCCGTTTTGAAGAGAACATTTTCGGCCTGGTCAGCAAGAAAGACCTGCTGCAGATCGGTTACGATGTCACCCGGCCCAGCGATCCCGTGGATCAGCTGATCGGCGACGAGAAGACGGACAACCTGATCGCGGAATGGGAATCCATTGCCGCGGAATACGGCATCCCGGTCATGGCGCAGTTCCATGCCTTTGACGTGGAAGCCCAGAAGACCATCCGGATTCCGATCGACATCCACAACATCGAGAAGGGCCTGATCAAGGTCAAGCTCGACCAGAGCGAGCGCCTGCGCGCCCTGATCGGTCGCGGCGTGACCGGCGAGAACGCCTTGTACAACAAGGTCCTGAACGATGGCTACAACCTGGCGGAGGAGGTTTTCACTCGCTCCAAGGTTGCCAAGAACGAGCTGCTGGCCACCGGCAAGATCACGATCCGGGAGAACAACCTGGATCTGACCGTGGACTACGGTGTGCCGGAAGGCAACGTGGGGAAGGTGCTGGACTTCGGCGCCGGAGCCGCGAAGCCCCTGGACGAGCAGCTGCTGGACCTGATCAGCGAGGCCCGGACCGCGGGAGCGCCGATCACCGGCATCTATACCAGCCAGGCGATGGTCAACAAGCTGCGCAAGAACGCGGCCCTGCAGAAGGCCATCAACGGCAGCAACATGGTCGGCCAGCTGATCCGCCGCGCGGATCTGGAAGCCTACCTGAACGAGGAGCTGGGCATCGCCCGCGTCTTCGTGAACGACCTGATTTATTCCCTGCCGCTCACCATGGGAGAGAACGGGCGTCCCGTTGTCAGCCAGCAGCGGTATTACCCGGAGAACAAGATCACCTTCTTCTCCGCGAACAACAAGATCGGCGTCGGCCTGTGGGGCGATCCGCCTGAGGTTTCCGCGGCGAAGTTCATGGAAGTCAGCCAGAGCGCGGTCAGCCCGTTCGTCTTCGTGAGCCAGTACGCCGAAAATGACCCGGCGGTGACCTGGACCAAGGCGTCCGGCCTGTTCATGCCGGTGCTGTACAACCCGAACAGCCTGTATATCGCAGCCGCCACTGAGACGCCTCTGAACGCGTGAGAAAGCACTTCAGCACGGCCGAGTGGCGCGATAACACCGACGGGCATCTCTACCGCGAAGGGGAGCCTTTCCCCTTCGACGGCAGGGAGATCTCCGCTGGACGGCTGAACGAGCTCGAGAGCGGCCGTAATCGGGCGGGATTGCGGCTGATCCGGGCGGTAGAGGTTCAGGACGAGCCGGTGGAAGCCCGGGAGGAAGAAGCGCCCGGAAAGGCCGCTGAGGGGCCGAAAAAGGCACCCAGGAAACGCAAGAAGTAAGGAGCGGGAGAATCATGCATCTGCAGGAGTGTATGGAGCACATCCACAACTATTTTGTTCCGGAAGAAGCGGAGCAGAAGACGTATACCATCTCCGACGGCGTGATCTCTCCCCTTTTCGGTGCCGAGGAGGGCGACCGGTTCCTGATCTGCATGAGCAGGCGGAACGACGGCGTCTATACGTATCACGCGTACGGCATCACAAACGACGATGACACAGAAGTGGCGGGGCTCCGCGACGAAACGTTCGCCGGGACGATACGCGTCTGTTCGGTTCCTCCTGCCGTTCTGACGCTGTCCGGAGAGAAAAATTTGTGGGAGGCAGCCCATGGCGGGGAGCTGAACAGCCCGATGCAGAGCGAGAGCTTCAACGGCTACAGCTACCAGCTGAAAACCGGCAAAAACGGAGGAGCGCTGACCTGGTTTGACACGCCGGGGGGAAAGGCGCTGGAGCGCTGGAGGAGGCCCTTTATATGAGCCTGATGGACGAGTATGCGGTGGCGTGCGTGCTGCTGGTGAAAACCAGGACGGACGATCCGGTGGGCGGGTATAAAACGGCCTGGAAGCCGGATCTGCATTTCACGCCGGCATGGGAATTCGAGGGCGCTCCGCAAATGACCGTGGCGGAACAGGAGGGCGTGAGCCGCGTATATCGGATCTACGTGGACAAAACGCTGGACCTGGACTTCCACGAGGTTTTCCGGAGAGAGGACAACGGCCAGGTTTATCGGGTTACAAACCCGGGGACGGACCGGAAAACGCCTTCCTTCAGCCGGCTGAACAAGCGGCTGATCGAGGTGGAAAAATGGGAAATCCCCAATGGGGACACGGTGGAGGAGGAAAACGATGTACCAGGCGGCAGCGGCGCTTAAAACGTTTTTTGCCGGGTTCGGGATTCCGGCCTACGCGGTCGGAAGCGTGCCGGATGACGCGGAGCTGCCGTACATCACCTACTCGCTGAACGTGCCGGAATGGAACCAGAAGGCCACGATGTACGCCCAGGTGTGGGACCGCAGCAAGTCCAACACCTACGTCATTGGCATGGCGGACCAGATCACTCAGGCGATCGGCGCGGACGGAAAGAAGATCCCGCTGGAGAACGGATACCTGGTCCTCTGGCCGGAGACTCCCCTGGTCCAGATTTTGGTGGACGGGGACTACCGGAACGCTTACATCAATCTATCGGTCAATACGTATCATTTGCCGGGGGTCTGAACTTCCGGAGAAAGGAAAAGCAAATGAGGAAATTGAATCTTCAGTTTTTCGCGGCTCCCGGTTCCACCAACGCGCTGAGGAACGCGACTTTTGACCACCTGCAGCTGAATGTCGGCATCTTCCTGAAGGATTTCGACTATTCCAGCATCACGGACGCGACGGCGCTGGCGACTGCGGTGGCTTCCGCGATCACGGCGGGAACGAAGCTGCTGGGTGCGACCCGCGGCGGCGGCACGTTCAACGTGAGCCGCGAAATGCGGAACCCGGAGATCGACGGCATGCGGTACCGGTTCAAGGGCGGCGTGTTCGTGGACAGCACCGACCCGTACCTTTCCACCACGCTGGTGGAAACCACGCCGGAGAACTTCGCGCTGGCCCTGGGAACCACGGTATCTACGAGCGGAAAGAAGCACACCATCACGATGCCGACCGCGCTGACGGACAGCAGCTACCTGAGCAACCTGTGCTGGATCGGCGACCTGGCGGACGGAATGCTGGTGCTGATCTGCCTGTACAACGCGCTGAACACCTCGGACTTCACCTTCACCTTCACGGACAAGAGCGAAGGCACCACGGCGGTGGAGTTCCACGGATGCCAGGACGAGGTCAACGACTACGACGAGGCGCCTTTCGAGGTCGTGTTCTTTGAGCCGACCGGCAATATCGGATCGCTGACGATCAGCTCCGCCGCCGGATCTTCCGTAGGCACAACGGCGATCACGAAGACCTATGTGCTTGGCGCAGGGGAGCACTTCGTGTACAAGGTCGGAGATACGGCCCCGACGATCGGATACCGCGAGCAGGCCGACTACACCTGGACGGAGTGGGACGGATCGAGCAATATCGCGGTAGGGACCGCCGCAAACGGAAAGAAGATCACGATTGCCGTGGTCAACAGCGAAAACAAGGCGCTGAAGAGCGGCAACACCACGCTGGTGGTCAAGACCACCTAAAACAAACCCAGTTCGGGGCGAGGGAGGTTCCCCGCCCCGCTTACTTTTTGTAAGGAGGACAAAAAGGAATGAAGAAGACGGAAAACGGAAGGAACGAGCTGGCGGAGAAGATGGAGGTTATCGGCCAGGTATTCGAAATTGACGGCATGAGCGACCTGCTGAGCAAATACGAGGCGGGCATGAACATGGTCAAATTCAACGCGGTGACGATCCAGGTGTCGGCGCTGCTGCTGCGGGAAAACAAGGCGCTGGCGGACAGGATTATCGCGATGGGCCGGGAGATCGGCGAGGAAGAGGTGCAGGCGCTGGAGGACGGCGCGTACGCCGCGGCGCTGCGGGACGCGATCGTCCGGGACGTGATGGGTTTTTTCGCCTCGTCAGCGCCTACGGCTGGGCAGAAGTAACCTATGTCGTTTATGCCTACGCTCCGCTCTCTCTGCGGAGCCTGGCGGCGCTGATCGAACACGATGTACTCGGGCAAAGGGCGCTGTTTGAGCGGTATACAGCGGACCTGCTGCACGTGCTGGCCAGCGGGGAACACATTGACGGAAATAAGGTTGAGCGGTTCGGAAGGAAGCTGGAAAGCATCTACGCGAACCCGTTTGAAAAGAGAGTGAAACAGCCGCAGACGGCTGCGGAGATCAAGGAATATATCCTGGGAAAACTGGAGGAATTCATTCATGGATCTGATGACGCTGGCGGCGAAGATCGTCCTGGATGACAGCTCTTATCAAAAAGGAATCAGCGGCGCGGAGAAAGCTGGACAGGCGCTGGCCGGGAAAATGAGCGCGATGACGGTCGCGGTGGGCAACCTGGCGGCGGACATGATCCGGAAGGCGGCGTCTTCAATAAAGAACGTTGTGACCGGCGCAATTGACGGATACGCGGATTACCAGCAGCTGATCGGCGGCGTGGAAACGCTGTTCAAGTCTTCCGCCAGCAAGGTCGCGAACTACGCGAAGCAGAGCTACAAGACCACGGGCCTTTCCGCGAACCAGTACATGGAAACCGTGACGAGCTTTTCCGCTTCCCTGCTGCAGGGCCTGGGCGGAGATACGGAGCAGGCGGCGGAGCTGGCGAATACGGCGATCGTGGACATGGCGGACAACGCGAACAAGATGGGCACGGATATCGCGTCCATCCAGACCGCGTACCAGGGCTTCGCGAAGCAGAACTACACGATGCTGGACAACCTGAAGCTGGGCTATGGCGGCACGGCGAAGGAAATGGTCCGGCTGATCAACGAGTCCAATATCCTGGAGGACGAGATCGAGGATCTGGACGGGATCACGTTCGACCAGATCATTGCCGCGATCCATGCCGTCCAGAACGAGATGGGTATCACCGGCACGACGAGCAAAGAGGCCGCGAGCACGATCCAGGGCAGCGCGGCGAGCATGCAGGCGGCATGGTCGGACATGCTGTCCGTGATCGGCGGCGAGGGCGATGAGAGTGAGCTGAAGAAGGCCACGGACAAGTTTGAGGCCGCTTTCGCGACCTACATGGATAACCTGATGCCGACGATCCAGACCACGCTGGAGCGCAGCCCGAAGCTGATCGCGGCGGTGGCCGGGGCGATCGCGAACATCCCGACGGAGGCCGTGAGCCAGCTGATGAGCGGCGGGATCGGCGTGATTACGAGCACGGTGAAGGGTGCCAGCGATATCGCGCAGTGGCTGATTGATTCCATGGTGGGATTCTTCAAGGATATGCAGGTGGACAACAGCCAGATCGTGGACCTGGGGAACGCGATCGGGAGCTTCCTCGGGACAGCGATCAGTTCGATTGTTGTCAATGCCGGGGACATCCTTGCGGGCCTGCTGAGCATCGGCGCCGGCCTTGCGGAAGGGATCATCAGCGGCCTGCGGGATGGGCTGTTCGGGGACAATTCCGAGCTTGGCAAGATCAAGCAGGAAATGGAAGACGAGATCATGGACGCGAACGTGGACCAGAACCGCACGAACGCGATCCTGGACTATATGCAGGGCCTGATTGACAAGTACGGCACAGCCGCGAAAGAGACGAGGGAATGGAAAAAGGCCCAGGAAGAGCTGGAAAGCTATATGGGAAACAAGGCCTCCCAGGTATTCCTGAGCTACGGCAGCAATGTCCAGGGCGCGATTGACAAGCTGCGGGAGCTGTCCGCGGAGATGCGGAAGACGGCGATCCTGGACGCGATGCGGAAGAGGCAGGCGGCGCAGTACGAGCTTCTGGGTGAGAAGGAAATCGCGATGGCGGAGAGCGATTACCGGCGCGGCGTCGCGCAGGCAGAAGTGGACAGGGTTCCGCAGACTGTGCTGAACAACCTGAAGACATATGCTGCAGAGATCCTGAGGCTGGACAGGGAAAACGGCGGGATGCTGCCGGATGACGAAGCGCAGCGGGACATTGTCGAGAAGGGCGAATACCTCGGCAAGGCGCTGGAAGACATGGACCTGAACGAGCTGGCGGAAACCGCTGCCAGCATGGCGGACACCCTTGAGGGCATGTATGACGCGCTCGGAATGGAAGAAGGAGAAACAATCTGGGGCAAAGACCGGGAAGACCAGATCTTCAGCAGCGACGAGCTGGATGGCATTGTCAAGGATGTGGAGGCTGCTGCGAGAAGGGTGCAGGAAGAGATCGAAACACAGGAAGGCCTGCAGAAAGAGATTGACGCCATAAACGAGCAGATTGTTGTGACGGACCAGGCGCTGGAGCGCACAGCGCAGGCCATTGTTGAACGCGCTGCGGAGGCTTCCTCCGGGATCAGCGATGAGGGGAAATCCATCGGCGAGGCGCTTGCAAGCGTGGCCGCGCAGATCGCGAGCATCCGGATTCCGGCGCTTTCGTTCTTGGGTTTCATGCCGCAGGCCACAGGGATCGACGACGTCCCGTATAACGGCTTCCGGGCGTCCCTGCACCGCGGGGAGATGGTGCTCACGAAGCGGGAGGCGGAGAACTACCGGAGCGGCGGCGGGACTGCGGAAGTGGTCGGCGCGATCCAGGAAATGCGCGGGGACCTGCAGAACCTGCGGCTTGTGGTCGGATCGAAGACGTTCGGACGGGCTGTGGTGGACTACGGCGGGCGCAGGACGAGGGATTATATCGGGCAGGCGGAAAGCGCGACATACGCCGGATACGGGACGTGAGGTGAGCTGAAATGATGCCGTGGTTTATCTGGAACGGAAAGAACAGCCTGGGGGATTTCGGGCTGTGGATCAATAAGCTGCCTCCGATCGTCCGGGCGCAGGAGCGGGTCACGAATATCCAGATTCCGGGCCGGCCCGGGACCGTGACGATGACTGAGGGCGAGGACGTCTATGACGCGGTGGAGCGGAAATGCGTCATCCTCGCGCGGAACAGCATGAACATCCAGCCGGTGCTGGAATGGCTGCGGGGCAGCGGAGAGCTGATTGTAAGCAATGAGGCGGACAAGGTGTATTTCGCCAGGATCGCCGCGGACGTCACCTTTTCCCGGATCAGCAACGACCTGCAGCAGGCCACGGTGGTGTTCTACTGCCAGCCGCTGAAGGGGAAACGGTATCCGGAAACGTTCTCGTTCACAAGCGACGGAAGCATCTTCAACCCGGGGGACGTGGCGAGCAGACCGATGGTGATGGTCACCGGAAGCGGGGACAAAACGGCGTGGATCGCCGGGAACCGGATGAAGTTCTACAACATGGAAGGCACGCTGAAGGTGGACTGTGACGCGCAGGTGATCCTCGCGCATACGGATGCCTATGATGCAAACAGGTACTATTACAAAGGCGACTATTGCATCGCCAGCAGCAAACTGTACACGTTCACCGCGAGCGGAACCGGGAGCACGCTGGTCAGCGGAGGAAAACGGGTCGAGGTGGAGGATTGGGACGGCAGCGAGTTTGACTATATCTGGCCCGGGGAGTTCAAGGGCGAGTTTTGGAAGATTCCGAGGGGCACATGCACGGTAACAAGGTCCGCTTCCGCGTCGCTTGAAATCATTCCGCGGTGGAGGTGGGTGTAATGATATGCCTGTTCAAAAAGGATGAAGCCTCCTTCACGAACAACGGCCTGTGCGTGCTTTCCCCTACCGTCTGCACGGTGTTTGAGGAAGCTGGCGGGAGCTATGTTCTGCACATGGAGCACCCGATGGACGAGGATGGCAAGTTCCTGCTGCTGCAGGAGGAGATGATCATCCGGGCTCCGGTGCCGAAACGGGTGATTCCGCAGATCACGCTTCCGCAGGTAAAGGTCTGGAAGACGACGGAGCAGGCGGATCTGTATTCTTCCCTTCCCTACTATAAGGCGAACGAGGTTTCCGATGTAGTCAAAAACGTCCGGGCACGGCCAGGGGATTATGCCTGGAACGTTTCACAGGCGTATAACAAGGGCGCCGTTGTGACCTATTCAGGCGATATCTATACGGCCCTGCAGTACAATTTCGCGGTTATTCCGACATCCACGTCCGCGGTGTGGTCCTACATGACAACCGTCAGCGGAGGCAGCGGGAGCACGTATATTCCGGGCACGGTGATCGAAACGCTGGCGGCGAATACGCAAATCGCGAAGGTTGCGGACTATAATGCCCAGTTTATGCAGGTTCGTACGATGCTGGGCGTGACCGGGTATATCGAGCGCAGCAAGTGCGAGGAAACGGAGTCTGAAACCAGCGGGCAGGTGATCGACGGCAGGACGATCACGGAACAGCTGTTCCGCATTTTCCGGGTGGAGAGCGAGGAGGACACGCACAGCATAACCGTGGAGGCGAAGCATATTTCCTATGATTTCAGGGGAAACACGCTGCGGGACTGCACGGTGACGGAAGCGGACCCGATGACGGCGGTTTCCATGCTGCATGGAAGCCTGGCGCTGCCGGATGACAGGCTGATCGTGACGAATGTGACGGGAAAGAAAATCACGGAGGATTGGAGCTTCCTGAATCCGGTCAACGTCATGCTGGACCCGGAAAGCGGGCTTCTGCACAGGCTTGGCGCCGCACTGATCCGGGACAACGCGGACTTTTTTATGCTGGACAACAGCACACCGCGCAAAGGGATCACGATCCGGTACGGCGTGAACATGACCGGCGTCCGGTGGAGCCGGGACAGTGAGAACGTGGTCACGCGGATCATGCCCAGGTGCAATAACGGCGCGGAGGGATACCTGTACCTGGAGAATATGTACGTGGATTCCTCAATAATCGGAGAATATGCCTTCCCGCGGATCGAGGTGCTGGACTGCGACTGTACGGTCGGCGAGGAATACGAGAAGCAGGACGGCACGAAGGAAAAATGGACGGAGCAAACAGCCAGGGCCAAGATGCTGGAAGAAGCGCAGGCGCGGTTCAGCAAAGACCATGCGGATGGCGTGGAGGTTTCCCTGGAGGTTAATTTCCTGCTGCTTGGCGACACGGAAGAGTTTAAACAATACAAAGGGCTACAGGACGTGTGCCTGTACGACGAGATCCAGGTTATCACAGGGAAAACCGGAATCAAAGCGACGGCCCAGGTCAGCGAGTACGAGTTTGACAGCATCCTGGAGCGTTACAACTATATCAAAATCGGTGAAGTCAGCAGCTTCAGCCGAAGGATTCCGGGGTACCGCGTTGTGCGGAATTCCATTACCTATGACAAACTGAGCGCGGACCTGATCAGCCGGATTCGGAGCGCGAACGCGTCCGGCAGCACGGACAGCGGATCGCAGGGAGCGACGCCGAGCGGCGGGGCTGTTGCAGGCGTTGCAGCGAACAGCAAGGATAATGACGGGATCGTCCTGAAGGGCAGCGGAAACGGAAACAAGGTCTGGAAGACGGATTCTCAAGGAAATCCTGGCTGGGGAATCCTTCTGAATACATCTTCTGAGGATGGAATGGTAGCAAAGGGCCAGGGAAACGCAAACAAGGTCTGGGCAACGGATGCAAGCGGAAATCCAGCTTGGAGAAGTTTATCTGATTTGACATGACGGGGGTGTAAAGATGGCAGTTTACAAGCAAAACATTGTGAACATCAACCTGAACAGTGGGAACGTTCACAGGAGCTTCCTCCAGCAATCCATTGGAATGGCGGACAACCAAGCGGACAGGTTCGGCGTGCGGGTTTTCCGGGACGGCACGGCGGTAGATCTGACAGGCGTTTCGGTTCAGGGATATTTCCGAGATCCCAAGGGGAATAACATCGCGATCACCAGCGGGAACGTTGTTTCCGGAAATGAGGCGGTTGTTGTTCTTCCGCAAGCCTGCTACACCTATGAAGGCCAGTTCACGCTGGCGATCAAGCTGGTCGGCGGCGGCGTGACCGGCACGATGCGGATCGTGGACGGCATCGTGGACAACACGAACACCGGCAGCGCGGTGGCTCCGACCGGCGCGGTGCCGACCTATCAGGAGATCCTCGCGCTGTATGAAGATATGGTGGAAGCCACGGAAGTGGCTACCAGCGCAATCGCGGAGGAGTATGACAGCGGTTCTGCTTACAACGTAGGGGACTACTGCATCCACAACGGGGAGCTGAAGCGCTGCAAGACAGCGATCGGCGAGGGCGGGGAAACGTGGAACCCAGACCACTGGTCTACGTCTTCGGCTGTGATCGGGAACGACCTCGCGGACCTGCGGCATGATATCGCGCCGGGTTATGTCAGCGGAATCGCGTACAGCAAGGGACAGTACGTCGTGCGCGGTATGAATTTCTACCGGGCGAAGCAGGACATTCCGGCGAGTGAGACATGGACAAGCAGCCACTGGAAAGAGGTTCTGGTGCTTGCGAATGATCTGGAAGAACAGATCAAAACGGGGAACGCGGATGTCAGTTCTAATTTGAAAAGCGATCTGAAAACTTTTGAAAAAGGGAATTTTTACATTCCGTCCTCCTATGAGCTCGGATACCTTGACACAAACGGAGAGATTCAGGCAAGCACAACTCGGCTGACCTTTGACGAATACGTGAAAATTCAGTTCCCGTGCGAAATCCATACGGACAGCGGGTACGCGCTGACACTGTGCACCTACGACAGCAGCCACGCGCTGCTGACGCGGACGAACATTGTCGGCCCGAACGTCACCTTTATGCCGGAGGGGACGATTTTCCGGATCACCGTACGGAAGAATCCGGAAGAAACAATCAGCGACCCGGACAAAATATCGAAAAAATGCCATCTGGCCGGAGCTCCGCAGGGCGTAGTCATTCCGATCACATCCTCTGATGACGTGCACGATATCAAAACGCCGGGGATTTACAACCCGACATCCATCCCGGCGCACTGGCCCGTGCCACAGGGAGAGGTGTCCGGACGGTTCGGGATTCTGGTGTGCGATGTGACCACCTACGGAAGCGTGTATCATTCCGTCACAGACAATGCAGGCAACTATTACATCGAAATTTTCAGCACGTCCACCGGGTGGTCGGACTGGATGCAGTACGCGAAATACAGCCACCTGCTGGAAGCGGAAAAAGCGCTCGGGATGAGCGCGCTGCACATGCTGAACACCGCCGACCTGAACGCGAGGTTCGACATCATGTCGCAGAGCGCGACGGGGGGATTTATCTACACGATCACGCCGAAGCTCTCCGCGCCGGTTTATTTCATCGACGACCTGAACAAAACCGAATACAGCATCACTTATGCGCACGGCAGCGGGAACACGGGGACGGGAACCGCGTTCGCAATTGACGACACGCTGGTCTCCGGGACCATCAGCGGGGCCGCGGCGTTTGTCGCGGACAAATCGGACGCGGCGCTGAAAATTATTGCCGCGTCCGCTGTGACAAACAGCCAGCGGGTGATCGCGGTTTTCTACGGCGCCAGCGCGTGGAACAATGTGATCACGCTGGGAAACGACCGGCTGTTCAAACAGTTTTCCATGGGTCAGTACCGGCGGGGATACGTGATCAACGATTCCGCGAACATCGGCATCCTGACATGGACGGTTTCCAGCGGGGTTTATACGATCACCCGGAATTCCGACGATTTCAGCGTGTACGGGTATATCGACCGGAAGACCGGGAACCAGTTCTGCCTGACGTCGGACGGGCGGACGATCCAGGACGTGATCGTCGTGGAGGTGCCGGCGACATACACCACGGAATCCGCGGTCAGCGGGTTCGCGTTTGTGATCATCAACACGGAGACGGCGACGCTGGAAGTGCGGAGCCAGAGCTATGTTTTCAACCGGCTTCCGCAGTGCATCGTGCTGGGCGTGATCTACAACACGAACCACCTGTTCTTCGCGGACGGAACCGCGGCGCTGTTCACCAATGCGATGACCACCTACGCGAACGACCAGGTAGCCTATACGTCCAAGCGGGCCATCGCGCCGCTGGCCAACGTGAATACCATCACGCCCTTCGGCGGGACGGTCACGCTGTACCCGGCGGAATACAAGCTCGTGATCAAAAACTGCTATCTCGTGCCGTATATCATTCCCGGCGATTTCCTGAACAAGGCGTCCGGGACGTACACGGTGGACTGGTCGCAGGAGAATTTCCCGAACCGGGTCAGGACGATTTATTACAACCGTGGCGCGGACCAGTTTGTCGCGCTGGACACGCCGACGTCCGAGAATATGAAGGCCCGGATGATCGCGAAGAGCGACCTGATGCTGGTCTGCATCGTTTACAACGGGCGGTTCATTTACACCAGCGGGCCGGCGCTGCCGGGAATGTGGTTCATCAACGAAACGGACATCTACGCCGGCACGGACAGCATGACCTTCAGGAGCGACCTGCTGAAGGCGTTCATGAAGGCGGCGGTGATCGGCGACAGCCTGTCGGTCGGGTATATGTACGACAAAAGTACCGGAGAAGCCACAAGGCGGATGCTGCAGTATTCGTGGCCGAAGTGCGTGATGCGGGACGTCGGCAGGCCGTGGCTGAACCTTGGCACAAGCGGGCAGAACGTGCTGACATGGTGTTCTGATGCGACATACGGAAAAGTACAGGCGGAGGCGTCCGGGAACAAGTGCCAGGCGTACGTGATCGGCCTGGGCGAGAATGACCAGAGCACGGACGGCGTGCACGGAATCGACCTGGGATCGCCCAGCGATATTGTGGACGATTATACGGCGGTTGCAACCACCTACTACGGCGGATACGCGCGGATCATCCAGATCCTGAAGCACCTGAACCCGGACTGCAAGGTCTTCTGCCTGACAAACCCGAGGGACGGCACCCGGAGGGCGGAATACAACGAGGCGGTGCGGTATATCGTCAATACCTATTATGAGGATGACGACACTATCATCCTGGTGGACCTGGCGTACAATTACCGGCAGCTGTTCAACGGCACGGCCTTCCTGGTGCAGGACGGAAACGCGATCGAGGGCGGGCATTTCTCCGCGTCCGGCTATATGCGGATCGCGTCCATCATGGAGCAGGCGATCAGCAACGTGATGGAGCTCCATGTGGCCGACATGTGCAATATCGCGTTTATTCCTTACGACACGGGCGATCCGACGCCGAACACGATGACGGAGTAAAGCGGATGGAAATTGTGATTGCGGTGCTGATCGTGATCCTGATCGCGTGGGTGCTGAAGACAGCGTGAAAGGGGCGGGAAAATGGGCTGGGCTGCATGGGCAAACATCGGGATCTGGGCGGTCAACGTGCTGTTTTTCGGCGCGCTGGCGGTGGTTTGGCTGATTGAAAGATGGAGGGACAGGAAATGAACACGGCGGCGTTTGTGGATGAGCAGATCCAGATCCTGAAGAACAGCGGGATTCCGCTGGCGGAGGCGGCCTGGCAGGCGGCGCTTTTGTGCGTCGGCTGGCCCTACATTTTCGGGGACAGGGGCCAGTATTGCACGGTCGCGAAGAGGAAAGCGGTCCATGACCAGCATCCGGATCAGGAAGGCCTGGTAACCAAGTGCCAGGTGCTGAACGGGTCGAAAAGCAGCTGCGGCGGGTGTAAATGGTTCCCGGACGGGAAACGGGTGCGGAGTTTCGATTGCAGGGGTTTCACCTATTGGGTGTTGCTGCAGATCTACGGCTGGGAGCTGAAGGGCGCCGGCGCGACCTCGCAGTGGAACACGGAAAGCAACTGGAAAGCGAAGGGAACGGTTGCGGACGGAGTGCCGGAGGATCTGCTTGTCTGCCTGTTCTACAAGGACAAGAAGGACCCGAAGGTGATGGCGCACACCGGGTTGGGATTCCGCGGGAAAACCTGCGAATGCAGCAACGGAGTGCAATATTCAAAAACGCGGAGCGGCAAGTGGACGCACTGGGCGGTGCCGGCCTGCGTGGATGGCGATGTGCCGGAGCCGGAACCGGATCAGAAGCCGACGCTGCGGAAGGGGGATTCCGGGCCGTATGTGGTGGAGCTGCAGACGGACCTGATCAGCCTGGGCTATGACGTTGGGAAAACCGGCGCGGACGGGAAGTTCGGTGCGAACACGGAGAAGGCCGTGAAAGCGTTCCAGAAGGACCATCCGCCGCTGAAGGTGGACGGCGTGTGCGGACAGGCGACCTGGGCGGCGATCGAAAAGGCGATGGAGCCGGAACCGGAACCCGGGCCGAAAACGTACATGGTGACTGTCCACGGCCTGGACTATGCCCAGGCAACGGAACTGGCGAAGGAATATCCTGGATCTGAAATTGCGGAGGAGGTGAAGGAAAATGCCTGAGGTGAAGCTCCCCGACGCGGTGTTCACATGGGATTCGGTGATCTACGCGCTGGCGCTGGTTGTCGCCGCTGCCGGGGTATTGGTGGCCCTTTTGAAAGGCTGGGAGGCCTGGAAGAAGATCAGCGTCAGGGACCGGGTGAAATCATTGGAAAGGAGGATGGAGAAAGTGGAGTCGCGGCTGATGCTCGGGGACAAGCGCTTCGAGCTTCAATCCGATGACCTTGGGCACCTGTTGAACACGCAGCTGGCGGTGCTGCTCCATATGAAATCAGGAAACGACCACGACAAGCTGGACAAGCAGATCGACTCATTGACCAAGTATATGACCCAAAGAGCGACCAGGGCGGCGGCCTACGCCGCGGAACATGAACAACAGAACGGAGGGAATCAGGAATGAAGATGACGAACCGGGTTTATGACATTCTCAAATACATCGCGCAGATCGTGCTGCCGGCGCTGGGGACGCTGTATTTTGCCCTGGCGAAGATCTGGAACTTCCCGTATGGCGCGGAGGTGGTCGGCACGATCTCCGCGGTGGACGCGTTCCTGGGCGCGTTGCTGAAGATCAGCAGCGACCAGTACAGCAAGGCAGCTCAGCCGCCTGACGATGCGGAAGGCTGACGGAAGGACCGGCGGGACAGGAGGAGAAAGATGGAAGAGAAATGCAGAAACTGTGACGGGCGGGAGGCCTGCATGCCGTTTTTCGCGCATGAGGACGCGATGATGCACTACAATCATGCAAACAGGCGGATGCTGATCGCCCTGGTGACTGTTTGCGTCACGTTCATTATCACAATCGTGGTTTTCGTTTCCGGGTATACCCAGAGAGAAAAGAACTGGCTCGACACCATTTCAGGCCTTCAGCTGAGATCCACGGAGGTGCAAAATGGAGAAGCGCAGAACCCGTGAGATCCGGCGCGATGTGGTAGAAGAAGCGATTCACCAGTGGATCATCGGAAGGAACGCGGAGCGGGACAGGGCGATCGTTTCCCGGAAGCTGTTTGACGGGATCACCTTTGAGAGGCTGGCCGAGGAATTCGGCCTTTCCGTGAGGCGGACGAAAACGGTCGTGTACAGGTGCTACGATATCATTTTCCGGCACATTCCTGAATAACTTCGGGAATGTGCTCTTTTTTTGAAAAAAATTGATTTTGGGCATTGACAATACAATTTTAAAGTTGTAATATTATCATGCAAACAGGCGGGGGCTACCGCCGAGAATGAGGAGGGCAAACACCATGAAGAGCACGCAGGAACTGATCGCCGGCATGAAGGCGCAGACCTTCGGCGTCGAGGTCGAAGGAAACAACATTACCCGGCAGCAGGCGGCGAAGGTAGCCGCGGAATTCTTCGGAACGAACCACTACGCAAACACGGCCCACGAGGACGGGTACTACACCTGGAGTGCCTGGGACCAGCAGGGCCGGAAATGGAAATTCCAGCGGGACTGCAGCATCCACGGCCCGGACAGCGAAAAGTGCGAGCTGGTGACGCCGATCCTGGTCTACGAGGATCTGGAGATGTTCCTGGAGCTGCTGCGGCAGCTGCGGCATGCGGGCATGAAGAGCTGCCCGGCGCGGGGGTGCGGGGTGCACATCCACGTAGGCCTGAAGGGTACGGACGGGCGGAACCACGACGCGCGGACGCTGCGGAACCTGGCGAACATGATGGCCGGGCACGAGGAGCAGATCGGGCGGGCGATCTGGATTGACGCGGAGCGGACGGCGACCTACTGCAAGACGGTTGACCCGGATTTCCTGAAGCGGCTGAACGAGGAAAAGCCGAAGACCATGGACGCGCTGAAGAAGGTCTGGTACGAGGAAAATGACGCGACCTACGGACAGGATCAGCACTACAACAGCAGCCGGTACCACATGCTGAACCTGCATGCGAGCTTCACCAAGGGCACGGTCGAGTTCCGGCTGTTCCAGTTCGACAATCCGCACGGCGGGAAGCAGGGCGGGATTCACGCCGGACGGATGAAGGCTTATATCCAGCTGGTGCTGGCCATGAGCAACATGGCGAAGGAGATGCGGAACGCGAAAGCGGAGCCGCAGCAGACCGAGAACCAGAAGTACGCCATGTACTGGTGGATGCGGAGGCTTGGGCTGATCGGGGACGAGTTCGAGACGGCCCGGATGATCCTGACCGGCAAGCTGGAAGGGAAAACGACATACCGGCACGCGGCCTGATGGCCGCGCCGGTGAAAGGAGGGCAAACACGATGACGATGAAAGAAAGGCTGAAGATCCACCGGGAGATGGAGAAGAAGAACCGGGAGCGGATCAGGGCACACATCGCGCGGCAGAAGAAGCCCGCGTGATGCAAACAGGCCGGGGGCTTCGGCTCCCGGCATTCCCCCTTGTTAGAATTGTATTGCTGTGGTAAGATGGAGGTGAAAGGCATGGAAGCGGTTCAGCTTTCCTTTTTCGACACGGAGATCTCCGACGAGGAGAAACGGCTGCGGGATGTCCTGAAGCGCGGGAGCGGATGCGAGGGCGGCTGTCTGCGGATCTACGCTGCGGAGCAGCTGCTGGACGCGGACCGTTTTGTGATGTTCCTGGCGGATGAGTTTTCCGTTGGCGGTCATTCATACAGTAATGATTCGTTTCGCGGGTTTGTGGACTACAATGGGCGCGGGCTGATCATCCGGGAATGGAAGACGAATCAGGAGTGGAAGTACAGCTGGAAGAAGATCGCGCGGGTTTATACGGACATGATCCGCATGGGCGAGTTTCCGGAGTACAACGTGATCACGCTGTACGAGGAGGCCAGGAAGGCCGGGAAAGGCGCTCCGGCACCCAGGATGTACTATTGGAAATAAGGAGGGGAAAATGTGAATCTTGAGAACATGATCCCGATCGCGGAGTACGCGAAGAAAATCGGGAAGGCCACGATCACCGTGGCGGACAAGTGCCGGCGCGGATCGCTGCCAGGGGCCATGAAGGTCGGGCGGGACTGGTTCGTGCCGGCGGACGCGGAGTACCCGGATCTGCGGGTCAAGAGCGGGAACTATATCGGAGCGAGGAGGAAAGCAAAATGAAAGCAGGATGGCATGTTGTACACAGGTTTCCCGGGGAACACACATGGCAGGAGCTGAACGAGCTGATCCGGTTCGACAGCGGGGTGCAGGAGCCATACTGCGAGACGGAGGAAGATTACCTGAAGGCCGTCCGGGATGGATGGATTCGGTTTGACGGAAAGGAAACGACCGTCTGGTGCGACGGGGACTGAGTCATGCAAACAGTGGGCCGCTTCGGCGGCCTTCTTTTTTTGTGTCCGAAAGGTGCACGAAAGCCGTACGAAAGCCGCACCGGAAGATCATCGCGCAAACGGGCGATCCGGAGGACAATAGGCGCGGAGGTGCGGAAAATGAACGTTTGGGTCCGGTATAACCCTTCCCCTACGGGACGCCAGGTCGGCGACTGCGCGGTGCGCGCGGTGGCGAAGGCGCTGGACGTGGATTGGGAAACGGCGTACGCGATGATTGCGGAGGCAGGTTTCCTGATGGGCGATATGCCTTCCAGCAATTCCGTCTGGGGCGCTGTGCTGCGGAAAAACGGTTTCCAGCGGTCCGCGCTTCCGCAGACCTGCCCTGACTGCTACACGGCTGCGGATTTCGCCAGGGACCACCCGTACGGCACGTATGTCCTGGGATTCGGCAACCACACCGCGACGATCCGGGACGGGCAGCTCTTTGACGCCTGGGACTCCTCGCAGGAGATCCCGCAGTATTACTGGGAGAAAGTGAGGTAACGAGATGGCCTATTTCAACGGATTCCCGGCGACATACCAGCCGGTCTACCCAGCGCAGCAGTATCCTGTCATGCAAACACAGCAGCCTACGCAGCAGGCCGGAAACGGCTCGATCATCTGGGTGCAGGGAGAAGCCGGGGCGAAAAGCTACCTGGTCGCGCCGAACACCACGGTGCAGCTGTGGGACAGCGAGGACAAGGTGATCTACCTGAAGAGCGCGGACGCGAGCGGAATGCCATCAATGAAGATCCTGGACTACACGGTCCGCGGGGATGCCGGCACGGTCCGGGCGGCGGTCGCGGACGCGGAGTACGCGACGAAAGACGATTTGAAGGCCCTGGAGGAGAAGATCCGGGAAGAGTTCGGGAAACGCCGCGCAAACAGGCTGATGAAGGAGGCCGACGATGAATAGTCAGATACCGAATATGCTTGGAGTCCGCGGGCCAATGAATCCGATGACGATGATGATGCAGCGGTTTCAGCAGTTTGCACAGGGATTCAGAGGAAACGCCGATCAGCAGATCCAGCAGCTGATGAATTCCGGAAAGGTGAATCAGCAGCAGTATAACCAGGCCGTGCAGATGGCCCAGCAGTTTCAGAGGATGATCGGAGGCAAATGATCATGGAAGAAAAGATCGATGGAAAGATCGAGCGGATCGTTGACTACATCATCAGCAAACCGCTCAGCAAGATCACGCTGGACGACTACACGATCCTGCATGAGGAGATCAGGGAAATCCGGCTCCGCAAAAGCCAGGCGGAATCCGGAGAGCGGCTCAAACGGTTTGCGAATGCGTTGTCCAATGCAGACGTGCGTTGAAAACGCGATAAAACACATTGATCCCTTTCGTCGAGTGCGCATAGACGATTAGGAAATAAAAAACGAAAGGAATCAAAACAAATGGCACTCACAGACGAAAACGGCGGGGGCATTCCCGCCACGATGCTGGTCAGCCCGACCGGCGGCAACGGGGGCTTCGGCGGCGGCCTGTTCGGAGGCGACCTGTCGATCCTGGTTCTCTTCTTCCTGTTCATGATGATGGGCGGATGGGGGAATGGATTCGGCGGCGGTTTCGGCGGCGGCGACCTGTATCCCTGGATGAACAACAGCCAGAACATCAACAGCGGTTTCCGGGATCAGATGCTCGGAACGCAGATCAACGGCATTCAGAGCAGCATTACCTCCGGATTTGGAGATGTTGCGACCGCACTTTGCGGAGGGTTTGCCGGCGTGAACGCTTCGGTCAACGGGGCGCAGAACGCGATCACCCAGCAGATGTACCAGAACACCATTGCGGACATGGAACGCTCCTTCGGCGTGCAGACCCAGCTGCAGAACTGCTGCTGCGAGAACCGGGCCAGTGTTGCGGACCTGAAGTACACCGTAGCGACGGAAGCCTGCGCGGACCGCAGTGCGATTTCTGACGCGCTGCGCACCGTGATTGCGGAGAACAACGCCAGCACGCAGAAGATCCTGGACAAGATGTGCCAGCAGGAGATCGATGCCCTGAAGGCCCAGAACGTGGCCCTGCAGAACCAGGTGAACATGCAGAACCTGGCCGCTTCCCAGACGGCCCAGACGGCCCAGCTGATCGCGGACAACACGGCCCAGACGCAGTATATTGTCAACCGGGTCGCTCCGTATCCGATTCCGGCCTACACGGTGGCGAATCCCACAACTCCGGCGATCTGACGGAGGTGTGAGGAATGGACATCATGAAGGATCTGGAAACCCTGTGCGATATCCTGTCCGATCAGCTGAAGGACGTCACCCGGAAGGCGAAGAACGGGATCAGCTCCGGCGATCTGGAAAACATCGACAAGCTGACCCATTCCATCGCTTCCATCAAGAAGATCATGGCCTTCATGGAGGACGACGGATACAGCGGATACTGGCCTGAAGGCTCCTACCGGGATTCGTACCGCGGCTCCTACCGCGGCGGATCTTACGCCCGGAAACGGGACAGCATGGGCAGGTATTCCGGGGAGAGAGGATACTCCAGGAACGACCTGGCGGACAAAATGCGCGAGCTGATGCACGACGCTCCGGATGACCGGACGCGGCAGGAAATGCAGCGCATGATCGAAAAGCTGGACGCGTGAGGTGACGGCCCTTGATCACTGAGAAAGATCTGCAGGAGGCGATTGCCGAGTGCCAGGGCCAGAGGAACCCAAACGCAAGCACATGTATCAAACTGGCGGCGTTTTATACGATCCGCCGGGAGCTGTTCGGGGAAGAAAAGGAAGTCGGGCAGCTCCCTGGCTATTCCTACGCCATGCAAACAGAGTCGGAACCGATGATCATGAATGACAGCGACAGCGAGTTTGCGCGGATGATAGACGGACGGCCGCAGGCGGAGATTTGGCCGCTGATGGATGAGATGATGGACACGATTCACGCGATCCATCCGAGGCTGTATAGCGCGGTAATGGATCGGCTCCGGTGAAAACCGGGGCCTCTTTTTTGCTGAAAAAATATGTGTGATTTTTTGCCTTTGGGGGTTGACAATACAATTCTAAAGTTGTAAAATAATCATGTCAGGAGGGAACCCCGAAGAAAGAACCGGGGCCGCGGACACAGGAACCTCGCCCAAGAGAAATACCTGGCAAACACCAGGGGCGGCGAGCCGGATAGAATGGTAACCAGCCCAAACGAGAGACGGCAGCTGACCTGCAGCGACTGAGCAGGCCGAGAGGTTCGGGACGACGAAGCGGATTAAAGAGCCGTAGACGGGTTCCCGCCTGACAGACCAAGAAGGAGGGCAAACACGATGAAGCGCAATTGGATGGTCACCTGCGAGAGGAACGGATTCCGGTATAAGATTTTTGTAAACGCGACGGAAGAGCGGCTGCAGAAGTACATGGAATCGGAATTGCCGGAAGCGAAGAGCTACTGCGGAGCTACGGACTCAGAGATCGAAGCGGCTCGGCTGCTGAAGCTTCCGATCTACCTTTACTGAACCAGTAAAAACGAAACCGGGCGGGGCGGTATAACCCCGATAAAGTTATGGGCTATATTCCAAACATTGGTGACCGGGTGGAAATTTTTGATAACGGTTGGCGAACAACGCATATAACGCCACGTTGGTCATACCGCTACAAAGGAGAGGTTATCAGGCTGAATGATTTATCCGTAACAATTCGCCTTGATGACTTCGATGGTATGAAAATCAGAGTCGATTATGACGATGTGAAACCTGAGTTCATGACCGACTCCGAAGCCAGGAAACGGGCAATAGAATAAATGAAAGGAAGGGCTGACAATGGCAATGGGCATTTCAATGACAGCAAGCGAGAAGGCCGCACAGATGTTAAAGGGGCGGTCGATGAAGGACTTGATCTCCGAGTTCATTCTAACCGGGGTAATGAATAACCCGGAAATCCCCAGAGTGCGCGGATGGTACATGGATGAGTTCCAGCGCAGGAACCCCGAAGCGTTTGAACGTTGGCTTGACGGTGACGCCCGGGACGAGGACATTGGAAAGTATTTCATCTGACACCGGCAGACGGGGCCTCCACCGGAGACCTCGTAGCCGCTGCCAGACAGCGGAGAAAGTGAGGGCAAACACTATGACCATGAAGGAGAAACTGAAGATCCATGCGGAGATCGAGCGCGAAAATGCGCGGAAGTTGAAGGAATGGAAGGAGGGCAAGGCGGCATGACACAGACAGAACAGGCATTCGCCGTTGCAAGCCGTTATCTTCACGGCAGCGATATTGAAAGAGAAGCGATCTTGTTCTGCTTCACTGATGAAGAAAAGAAAACGTTTGTTAACTTTATCGGATATTACAAACTGTTCAGCGACCAGAAGTATTTCGATGCAGTCAAATCCGCAGTATGCGGCAAATTGCTGAAGGATATTTACGGATGAAAGACAGCCCCGCCGGGTGGCATTGTAACCCGGCAGAAAGGAAGGACTGACAATGAAAATTACTATCGAAATCGACAATGAAGCAATCGAAAAGAATGTTACCGATCTTGTAAGCAACCAGCTTGCGCAGGAATTGTATAAGGAACTGCGTGGCTCCCGGGATACAT